ATGGCTGGCTATCGCATTAAATCAGACCCTCATCGTTATTTGAAAGATCGCGACGGCGTTTATCAGTACGTTCGCCGTGTTCCCAAGTCTGTGGCAGACAAGGATAGTCGCGCTCCTATCGTCCGCATAAGCCTAAAAACCACCGATCTCGCTCGGGCGATGACGAAGCGCAACGAGTACGAATCTGCTGACGATGCACTTTGGTCAATGCTAAATGCTGGGGCTGATGGCGATAAGGCTCGGGCACTTTATGACGCTGCCATTAAGCGCGCGGAAGCCATCGGTATATCATATGTGCCAGCCGATAGGCTGCTTGCGATGCCAGATGACGCTCTAGCGGCCCGACTAAACCTAATAACTGGCAATCCAGTAGAAGACGCGGCCGCAGTGGGCGCCGCAAGCATCCCGTCGGTGTCTGTGACGCAAGCCCTGAAAATCTACTTTGACGAAATCACTCCCGACGAATTGGCGGGTAAGAGCGAAATTCAGAAAAAGCGGTGGCGCGCACACAAGCAGCGGGCGATCGACCATTTTGTGAAGATCGTTTCAGATAAGGCTATTGCGGAGATTACGCGCGAGGACGCGCAGAAATTTTATAAGGTTTGGCTGCAAATGATAACGAAGCCAGCCAAAGGGAAGCAGCCGATATCGGCCAGCATGGGCAACCGCATGATGGGCGGGATGCGTGTTCTCTTTGCTGAATATTTCAAGCACATGGGCGATAGGGATCGGCCAAACCCTTTCCGCGATTTGAGCTTTGCAGAGAAGGTCGAAAAGTCGAGGCCGCCGATCCCGACCACAATAATCCGGGAGAAGTTCCTAACCTATGGACCACTCGCCAGTCTAAATGATGAAGCTCGCGGAATCGTCCTCGCGATGATTGAAACAGGATGCAGGCCAAGCGAGCTTTGTAATATTACGGCCGAGCACATATTTATTGCCGACAAGGTTCCGCATATCCTGATTGCGCCTCGAAAAGACGCTGCAGATCCGCGTGAGATTAAAACCGCTTCGTCTGTTCGCAAGCTGCCGTTGGTCGGCATAGCGCATGAGGTTTTTAAGAAACATCGGAATGGCTTCCCTCGTTACAAAAACAAGGAAGACACGCTATCGGCAACGCTGAATAAGTATTTCAAGGACAACGAGCTTTTTCCGAAGGGTGCCGGCTATACCGTCTATTCGCTTCGCCACTCATTCGAGGATCGCATGAAAGAGGCGGGCCTAGACGATGAATTGCGCCGAATGCTGATGGGCCATACAGTTGACCGCCCACGATACGGCACGGGCGGTTCTTTGGAATGGCGAAAAGAGCAAATGGAAAAGTTCACGCTGCCGTTCGACGTAGCCGTGATTTAATACGATCGCGAATATTATCGTTTGCAGTCAGACTGCGCTGCATTCGTTCCACGCGCTCATAAAGTGGCAGGAGATTCTGTTCTGTTTCCGGAAAGCAGGCAATGACACCGGCTATGGCGTCCAACCATCGTTCGGTGTCAGCAAAGGTGTATGACGCCATTACTTGCTGCTTTCTGCCGGGCCGGCACGGCTTGCCTTATCCGCGGCTTCCTGCGCCTCTCGAACCGATTTCGAAACATCCTCGTCAGATGCGGTGCCGCCCTCGTAACCGCCTTGCGTACGCTCTCCGATGTGAATGTGCGGAATCTGCTGGTAGGCGAGGAATATGGCTACGAGTGCCGCGATGACGATAAATACTCGCTTGTAGTCTCGCGCTGACATCCTCACTCCCTTTCCCGCAGTGCGGCGCGGTGGCTTTCCGTGCTATCACCTTCGCATTCTCTATACGCTTTCTGCGCTGCCTTCACGGCGTGTTCACCCACCACCATCACACCGCCCTCCGCTGCCGGCGGCGGTTGTCATTGGCTGGATTGCGACGCTGGCCTGGAGCGCCATAGCGGAACCGAACGCCGGTAATGCGCGCCAGTTCGAAAGCGGTGTCGCGTAGCGTCTCGGCTTCAGTGTAGTAGCCAAGAGCGCGCACGGCCTTTGAGATCGATAGGACTTGCGCAGCAGTCGTGCCTTGTAGCTGGAACTCAGCGGCAGTCAGGATGGGTGCCATAGCGGCGTGCGTCGTCGATACATGTCTGTGCATGTTATTCTCCTCGTGTTTGGTGGGTGCAAAAAGCCGTGGCGCAAAAACGCGCAAGGGCTGTCATTCTTGGAGATTCGGGGGCTTAAGCGCCCCGTCGCTATCTGTGTGCCGTGACCGTCTCGCCCATCCTATAGGACTTGAAGGTCAGCCAGTCTGTAAGTCCGCGTCCGCCGTTGCATTCGCAGCAGGCGGCAGCCAGATTATCTAAGTGATCTGTGCCGCCTTCACATTTGCGCCGAAGGTGCTCGAGCGTTGCACGATGCGGCGGATTTGTTCGCCCCGGCATGTGGTGCAGAATCTCGATCTGTCGATCGCAGTAGCAGCACGATCCGCCTTGTAATGAGACCAGCCTTTGTAATGTCCTCTTTCGTTGTGCCGGTGTCATGCCGATAGACCCAACCCAACGCCGCATACGGCAACGCAAAAGGCTATAACAACGGTCATTTCGACCGCTTCTCGTGCCGCATAGCGCAGCCACGGCTGTGGGCGACCATGTTTCCTAGCCTTGTAGTCAGGGCGGCGCATAGGCTCGACATTGCCGGCCTTTGGTGCGTCGGTTTCCGTTTCGAACTCGTCGTCGGCAAGTATTTCCAGGAGCGCGCGGTTCATGCTGCTGCCCTCCGGTCTTTTGCCGCCCGTTCCGCCGCTGGTACGTTGTCGTTTGCGGCAACGGGCTCCAGTCGATAAAACCCGTGATTGCCCGCGCCACGATGGTTCATCGGGATGGTCCAGCCAAACGAGGGCAGGAGCTTTCGGAGGCGACTGATTTGCACTCGCACAACGTTTTGGGCGCCATCTGGGCCGCCGTTCGGGTCGAAAGCGTAAACGTGGTCAACGAGATCGTCGATGTAGATGCGACGCGGATAAATAGCTGTCAGCGCATCGACGATATTCTTCTGTCCGCGCGGGAGGGGCGCGGCTTCGAGTTCCGTGGCTGGGTTGCGCTCCATTTTACGCAGCCTCCGCCAGCACTACCGGCGTGCAGCAAGCTACGGCGCCGCTCGTCTGGAAAACTTCGAACGTCTCGCCGGGACACAGGGCAGCCAAGCGTGTCGCCTCGGCTAAGGCCTGTTCAAACGAGCCGTGCTCGTATGGCATGGTGGTGAAGATTCCAACCCGGCCAGTCTTCTTGCCGCGGCGGAATACAAAGAATCCGCCGCCGATGATTTCATTCGGGCGAGGCTTGGGGCTTCTTCTTCTCTTGGTGGGTTCCATAATTGCAGTCTCCTCGTGTTTTGGTGGGTGGTCAGCAGATCGGCGTCGGTCGCTTCTTCGTGCTGTTGGGGAGAAGATAATGGGATAAATCACATTAGTCAATGGGAAACTTCCCAAGTGACGAAAAATGCGCGATGGGTTAAAACCCATTTATGAAGCAAGTCACTGTAGACAAAGATCGATTTCGGGCCGCGATGAAAAAGGGCGGCTGGAGTATGAAGGCCCTGTCGCTGGAAGCTGGTATGGGGGAAACTTTCGTACGCGACATTTTGGATCGCGGCGCCGTTCCTAAGATCGATTCTTTGAAGTCGGTCGCTAACATTCTGAATACTACTGTCGGATATCTTATCGGAGAAGAGCCGGGAGTAACTTCAGTGGTAGGACGGGTCGGGGCCGATACGAGTGGCGAAATAGTGTATGGAACGGGTGACGGTGGGTTCGGTGACGTCATCATCCCGCCCGGTGCAGGGCCCGAGTCGGTAGCCGTTGAAGTGCAAGGATACTCAATGGGAACATTCGTTGACGGGGCTTTGATCTTTTATAGCGATCAGAAGCTTGCCCCAACCGACGAAATGCTTGGCGACATGGTTGTTGTGGGGTTGAGCGACGGTCGAGCTCTGCTGAAGCGGTTAACACGCGGATCTCGTCCAGGTCTTTACGATCTCGAATCGCTGAATGGTCCCACGATGCGGGATCAAGAGGTGGTTTGGGCTGCGGACATTGAATCTATCGTTCCGCCGCGACAGGCTCGCCGAATACGCGTCTGACATTTCTGTAGTGATAAATCACAATGCCGCGCTTGCGGCATTTTTTATGCCCTGCACATGAAATGGGAAATATCCCATTGACAAATGGGATTAATCCCAATATACTCCATTCATCAACCGACGCGAAAGACGCCGGGATCACAAAATGGCAGGCAACAGAATGAACATCCTCCCACGGATTTTCGCCCTTAATAGATAGAAACCATTTCTGAGGAGAAGCGCCATGATGAACACAGCCGAAAGAAGCCGCATCGCTTCCGCGCCACAAGGGCCATAGATTTCAAAAGGGACACTGCCGACTGAAACGTCGGCGGTGCTTTCGCTATTGCCAGGCTGGCGCCGCAATCCAACGCCGAAATGCGAAAGCGGAAGTAAACAATAAAGCAGGCTGTTATGGGTCGGCACCACCCGTTACCCCAGCCTGCCCGTACGTCGCGGTTAACACGAGGAGGGCCGAAGCCGCTTCTACGCCGCGATTTCCTTCGCAGGTACCACCCCGCGCGACCAGACAGATGCCGTTAGACACGGCACTTGTCAACCATCACCAACCATACGAGGAGACATGCAGCATTCATCAAGGCACGAACTGCAGGCAACTGCCGCCGCGCACCGTAAAAAAGGCGCGTCATTTGGGAAGATTGCGGAACTGATGGGCATTACCAGAGGCCACGCCTGGTCGCTGCTTTCGGAAAGATCGCCTACGCTCCCGGCGCCAAAGCCTACCCCAAGCACCGTTGTGCGCCGCACAACTTATAACGGCGGTTATTCGGGAGGTTGCATGGACATCTATGTCTCGCTGCCCCGCATAACCATTCTGGACGGTCCATATACAGGCACAGTCCACTAGCCTTACGAGGCGGGCCGACCGCGAGGATGACGGGGCCGACGATTAACCTCCCGACGAGGAGGCAATCTTGAAAACGAAATATACACGAACGGGCGAGCGGGACATGACAAACCGCAAGCCTTACCGGACGGCTGCGCAAAAAGCAGAGGCGCGTGCTTCGGCACGTCTTATTGACGGCCGTTACGTTTCCAACGCGCCAGTCACTTACCACCGCGCACCAAAAAGAGGTGCCGCATGACCTGCGAATGCGGTGAATGCTGGGACTTACCCGGCGAAATCGTCGTCCACAAGCTGTGGAAATGGAAGGGCATCATCATCGAGGAGCGCGACAGCTTTCGTTGGCTGACTGTGCGCTTCATGATTCCAGGCACGGGCCTTGTGCAACTTGAAGTGTCGCGCTTCGAAGTCGATCCCGATTTTGAAGAGGACGGCGACGGTGTCGAGGCTGACAGGCCCGAAGATGACAACGTCATTCCAGTCGATTTCACCAAGAAGGTGAAGCTTACGAAAAGCACCAAGACGAGGGGAGCAGCGTGATGACCTCCACCACGTACAGCCACACGCGCAACTATGCGCCCAAAGACTACGCGGACGGCGACACCTTATATGAGCCGGAAACCACGCTCGGACTTGGTGACCGCTTTCTATGGGGCTTGGCAGTTGTAGCTGCGCTCGCTCTGACCGTCGGCTTTTACGCATGGGTGTTGGCATGATTTCCTTCGCCACAAAAGCCACGGCTGACATGCCGTTCATCGATCCCGGGCGCAAGCCCGGTGTCGGACGCATCGGGCAGTCCTTGGCGCTTGCAGCGTTCGCGCTGGCAATCGCCACGACAATTGCAGCCTTCCTGTTCTGGAATCTGCTGCTGCCGTTCTACGGGCTGCTTTATCTGTGGGGTGCGGCATGAAGATGTTCGAGAAAATATTCGGTATCGCTGTGATGGTACTCTCAGCGATTCATCTTGGGGTGGATCGCATTGACTTGGCCACGTTCGATATGGCCTTGGCCGCGGCCCATTTCGCAAGAATGGCGGCCTTTAAATGACCGCCCCACGCGCATGGCTGCTCACAAGCCCGCCGGCATGGCTCGTAGGCTGGCTTATACTTGCGGCCGTCATCGCCGCAATCACCGTTACCCACCACACCTACTGAACACGAGGAGACCACATGTCTGTTTTTGACAGATTGAAGTCCAGTAAGCGCAAGACGCCACCGTCGATTGCCATTTACGGCACGCCAGGTGTCGGGAAAACCAGTCTTGCTGCTGAGTTTCCAAAACCGATCTATCTTTATGTTGAAGGCGAGGAGCCGCCAGACGGCATCGACCTACCAAGCGCTGAAATCACTTCGTTCAGCGACCTTCTGGATACTTTCGGAGAAATTCTGACCGAAGAACACGAATTTCAGACTGTCATTCTGGATTCGGTCGATAAGATCGAGCCGATGGTTTGGGCTGCGACCTGCGCGCGAAACGGATGGGATTCCATCGATAGCAACGACAAGGGCTCCCCTACAGCTTTTGGCAAGGGTTACCTTGCCGCCGACGTCGAGTGGAAAGAATACCATGAGGCTATCGCTGCGCTGAACCGGGCAGGACTGTTTGTAATTCAGATACTGCACAGCGAAGCTAAGTCGTTCAACGATCCACTCGTGGATTCGTATGATCGATATCGCCCGAAATTGCAGAAGAGGGCTCTCGATCTCGTCATCGAAAACTGTAAGGCGCTCCTATTCCTCAACCGCCGCACGTCCGTAAAGCAAGTGAAGGAAGGCTTCGCCGGCGAAAAGAAGAATAAGCCAGAGGGAATGTCTGGCGCAGAGCGCGTCATCCATACAGATGAGCGGGCCGGGTTCTTGGCGAAGAACCGGTTGAAAGGTGCACCGGCCACCATTCCTTATCGGCAGGGGCATGGCTTCGAGGAGCTTTCAAAATATCTCGACGTTGCCAACGACAATGAGCAGAGGGAGACCGCCTAATGGAAAAAGCTCTAGCTGGCCTTGTCGCAATCGCGGCCATCCTCTTCTTCGCGCCGCTCATCGGCGTTCTCGGTGGCGCGTTCGTCGGCTGGGTCGTGGGCCTGTTTTTCGCAGAAACGATCCATGCGTTCCTTGCCGCCGTTGGCATCAACGCGGCGGGCCTTGCGATGTGGCAGATCGGTGCTTCGCTCGGCTTCATCGGCGGGTTCTTCCGCCCGGCTATCCATCGGGCGAAGGCGTAGCCGGTGAATGATGAAGATAAGCTTCCGCGCACCCGCGCGGAGGCCAGGCAGACCGGAGCAACGCATTACTTTACGGGCAAGCCGTGCAAGCATGGGCATGTTGAATATCGGCTAACCAGTAGCGGACAGTGCGCAGAATGTGCCCGTATCCAAAATCGTAAATCCTACCCCGAGCGAGCGCAGAAAATAAAAGAATATCAAGCTGAATACAGAGAAGCGAACAAAGAAAAGCTTCTGGAATACGCGAGGGAATGGCGGAAAAATAATCGAAGCCGGGCCGCGTTAAACACCAAGAAATGGAAAGAAAACAACCCGGATCATCGACTGAAGAACATAGAACATAGGCGGGCTAAGGATAGAGAGTATCAGGATAAAAGACGATCTACACCGAAGGGCAGGATCGATGACGCTCTATCGGCTGGGATAAGGGACACGCTAAAGCGTGGAGAAAAGCGCGGGACCAGATGGGAAGTTCTCGTCGGTTACACGATTGATGAACTAATTGCCCACTTAGAAAAGCAATTCCATCGCGGAATGACATGGGAAAACTATGGGCGCGGTGGATGGCATATCGATCATATTATTCCCCGGTCAGCATTCAACTACGAAACGATCGAAGATATCGATTTCAAACGATGCTGGGCGCTGGAAAACCTTCAACCGCTCTGGGAGAAGGACAATATCTCGAAAGGCTCAAAACTCACCAAGCCTTTCCAACCATCGTTAACGCTGGCCGTTAATGACAACCAACCACCACGTAAAACACGAGGAGCCGCTTAGATGGCATCACTAGGAAAAACCTACGTCGCCGGAGACGTAGATACCACACAGAGAGATTTCGAAGACCTCCCAGCCGGGATCATGCAGTTCGAAATAGAGGCCACCGATATCGTAGATACCGGCCCTGAAGGAGCCCGCACTGGTTGCGGTCTCAAATATACGGCAAACGTTATCGCGCCCGATGAGGTTAAGGGGCGCAAGTTCTTCGGATTTATCAATCTCGAAAACAAAAATCCAATAGCGCAAGAGATTGGGCAGCGCGAATTTGGAGCCATGCGTCGTGCAATGGGGCTGGACGAAGTCAGCGATACCGAGGAGCTTCATTTCCGCTCCTATACCGTCAAGCTCGGCCTCGGTAAGCCTTCCAAGGATGGGAAATACCCGGCACGCATGGAAGTAAAGCGGTACTTTTTTGAAGACGAAGGAAACGTTCCCCAGCCTTCGATCGACGCCAACCAGCCGGTAGCGCAGGCCCGTCCAGCGAATGACAACCGACCGGCTGCAGCGAACAGCAATAAGCCGGCACCGGCGGCTGCTGCGGCAGGCAAGAAGCGCCCTTGGGGTTAAGCTAAACAACAGGCGCGGTTACCAGCCGCGCCTTCTACCACTAAACACGAGGAGACTTTGATGAGAGTCAGCATTGACCGCTCACAGCTCGCGCACGCCTTGGCGACCGTCAACCGTGCCATCGAAAGCCGCAATTCCATTCCTATTCTCGCCAACGTCCTCTTGGCGGTCGAGGACGGCCAATTGCGCCTCACCGGGACCGATCTGGACGTCGAGATAACGACCAGCCTGCCAGTGCTCGACTGCCAGCCGGGCAGCGTAACCGTTCCAGGCAAGATGCTTGCGGACATCGCCAAGCGCGCGACGGGCGACATTACCCTTGAGCTGGATGCAGCTAGCGCTGGAGGCCGCCTTACCGTCGCGTCGGGTCGCAGCCGGTATAAACTCGACGTCTTGCCCGCCGAAGACTTTCCGTCCTTCAGCGCAGGGAAGTTCGACACGACGCTGGAGCTTGATCTGGCAGCGCTTGTTGCGCCGTGCGTGCACGCAATCTCCACTGACAAGGCTAGGCCGTTTCTACACGGGGTGTTTTTTCACTCGTACGAAGGCAGGCTTGTTGCAGTCGCGACGGATGGCCATCGGCTTGTCAGGAACTATGGCGACGAGGGAGATACCGAGTACGGCGTGATCCTTCCTTCAAAGCTTGTCGCGATGCTCCCGAAAGGCGTCATCAAGCTTAGTCTGTCTCAGACAAAGGTGCGAATAGAGGCTGGCGGCACAGTCATTACATCAAAGCTGATTGATGGAACCTTCCCCGATCATGCCCGCCTGATCCCGACTGGAAATTCCAACATTCTTACCGTGGACCGGCAACAGTTGATCGGCGCGCTCGGGCGAGTTTCAGCTATCGCCACTGACGCATCGCGCGCAGTGAAATTGGAAGTCGCCGACATGCTTTGCTTGTCTATCTCTGACAAGGCGCAGGATGAAATCGAAGCCGAGTTGGACGGCGAGCCTTTGACCATCGGATTTAACCCCAAGTACTTGCAGGACATGCTCGGAGCAGTTGATGAGAAAGATGTGTGCTTCGCGTTCTCTGACAGCATGTCGCCAGCCGTTCTGACCGGCCAAGGCAACTGGACAGGGGTTGTGATGCCCCTGAGAGTGCAGTGATGGACAAATTGGATCGAGAGGTCGTTCACGAAGTCATTGATATGCTTCGTAACAGTGCGGTCGAGGAAGCAATTTTTACCTTAGAACGCCACTTTCTGCCAAAATGGGGCAGCGTTCAAGAATGCAGAGCCGCCGTCGCCGTTAATGGTGAGAAAATGGGCGGCATTAGCGATCAGCTTGCTAAGGCGCTTGTAATGCAGGGAGCGGTTTAAAATTGGCACCGCTCCCACGCCCTACCTCATCCACGGTATCGGCCATCTACGCAGCTTACGAGGCCCAGGCCAAGTCCTGGGACTCGTGGGGCATCAGCGTGGGCGAGGCTGGCACAGAATGTGATAGAGCCCTGTGGTTCGGCTTCCGCTGGGTGTCGGCGCACGAGGTTCATTCGGGCCGTCAGCTTCGACTGTTCGCCACCGGCAATATCGAGGAAGATCGGCTGGTTGCCGACCTTGAGCGCATCGGCGTCGACGTCTATGGCCAGCAGGACAAAATCAGGCTGGTTTCGGGCTTTGTGCGCGGCAAGTGCGATGGCAAGGCAATGGGCGTTCCCGAAGCGCCGAAGACCGAACACCTGCTGGAATTCAAGTCGAGCAACGAGAAGGGCATCAAGGAACTACAGAAGCACGGCTGCCAGAAAGCCAAGCCTTTGCATTACGCCCAGTGTCAGCTTGGAATGCAGGCTTTCGGCCTGACGCGCTGCCTATATCTGGCTTCGTGCAAAAACACAGATACGCTTTATGCGGAGCGCATCGAATACGATGTGGAATTTTGCCTTCGACTGCTGGCACGCTGCGAACGCATCGTGTTTTCGGACGAGCCGCCCAGCCGCATCAGCGAAGATCCGGAGTTCTACGGCTGCATGTTCTGCAAACATCGTGGCGTCTGCCACGAAGGCGTGCAGCCGCGCGTGAACTGCCGCACCTGCCTTCACGTCCAGCCTGAGCATGGCGGTGATTGCCACATGTCATGCGCGCGCTGGAACAAGCCTTTGTCGATCGACGAGCAACGCGACGGCTGCCCGGCTCACCTCTATCTGCCTGGACTGATAAATGGCGAGCAGATCGATGCGGACGAGGTTGCGGAGACCGTTACTTATCGCTTGGCGACGGGTGAGATTTGGGTGGATGGGGTGAGATGAGAGGCGAGTGGTTAGGACCAGTACTTGGATAGCCGGAGACGCTCTAATCCTATGATGGTTAATAGTGTCGCTGACGCTAGTTGGGCGTCCCTCAGGTGGTCTTCAATGATTTCGAATTTTTCGCCTTTAGTTGACGCGTCCATGGCGTTTCCAACGCGGAACCAAATGATGGCGGCGTAGGAAGTTACGCTGTCGGATAGCACTTCATCGAGGGAATCAATGTATTTTTTCGATGGTCGAGAAATGTAAATCCCTTTTTGTGAAGCAAGAGCCGCAACAATCGAAGCAGATGCAACGGAGGTTTGGAGAACTGCTTGAGCAAAATCCGATAAAATGTCTAATGCATCCAACTCCGTCTTGAGTGAACGTTTGATGGTCGCGACATGTTGCTTCCGATTAGCATCCAGCTGCTGTTTTGCAACAACGACTGCAACAAGAACAGGTATGCCAGTGATGATCGTCCCGTAATCCTTCATCATCTCTAAAAATGCGTCGCCAAATGAAGGCAGCTTGGCATAGAGCGCGCCAAAGACCATAGCGCACACACCGACGTACACAGCCGTCGCAACATACAAAATAGCCGAAGAAAACTGCTCGTTTTCTTTCTCGAGTTTTGCATTATCAGACAAGGTAACGCCCCCAAATGCTAACCTTACGCGATTATCAACGCGCCGCAGTTGACGGCCTGTATGACTACTGGCGCGAACAACCCGGCTCTCCTCTTATCGTATTGCCGACCGGCGGTGGCAAGAGCCTCGTGCTGGGTACGATCTGCAAGGAGCTGATCGAAGGGTGGCCCGACATGCGCGTGCTTGTCGTGACGCATGTTCGCGAGCTCATTCTCTCGAACTATCAGGAGCTTTTGAACATCTGGCCGTTCGCGCCAGCTGGCATTTTTTCGGCTGGCGTAGGCCGGCGGGATGCGAAGGCGCAGATCGTTTTCGGCGGCGTGCAGACCATCGCAAACAAAGTGGATCAGATCGGACATATTGACGTCGTTCTGGTCGACGAAGCCCACCTCATGCCTCGCAACTCAGAAACGCAGTATGGCAAGCTGATTGAGGGACTGCGCGCCATCAATCCTGACTTGAAGCTGGTCGGCCTCACGGCCACGCCTTATCGTTTGGTCGAGGGGCTTTTGACGGAAGGTGATGGCGCGCTTTTCGACGACATCTGCTTTGAAAAGCCGATTGGCGAGATGATCGAGGAAGGCTATCTCTGCCGTCCTATTTCAAAGGGCATGGCGACTGCCTTCGACCTGTCCGGCGTTGGCAAGCAGGGCGGCGACTACAAGCAGAACGCTCTGCAGGCGGCTATCGATAAAGACGATATCACGGCTTCTGTGGTCGATGAGATCGTCACGTATGGCACTGCGTCTGGTGCGGAGCGCAAGGCATGGCTTTGCTTTTGCAGCGGCGTGGAACATGCCCGACATATGCGGGACGAAATCCGCAATCGCGGCTTTAGCTGCGAGACCGTGACCGGCGACACCCCGACCGGTGAGCGTGACCGTATTCTCGCTGACTTCAAGGCTGGCAAGATTCGTGCCTTGACGAATAACTCGGTACTGACAACCGGCACGAACCTGCCGATCATCGATCTGGTCGCATTTTGTCGCCCCACTTTGTCAGCGGGCCTTTTTGTCCAAATGGCAGGTCGTGGCCTGCGCCTTTATCCCGGCAAAGAGGACTGCCTGTTTCTGGATTTCGCTGGCGTCGTTCGTAAGCACGGTCCTATCGATGCTGTCACACCACCCGGAATGAAGAACGGTTCAGGGGAAGCGCCGGTCAAGCAGTGTCCGCAAGAGCCTGACGATCGTGGTCTAGTAGGTTGCGGCTCATTGATACATGCCTCGCTGCATACCTGTCCTGACTGCGGATACGAATTCCCGGTCGATGAAACGCCGAAGATATCAGCGCAGGCCGAAGACGTGCCGATGTTGTCGAAGGACAACGCCAGCACCCGACAGGTGGAGCGCCGCACCTTCGCATACCACGAAGGCAAGGGCGACAAGCAGGACAGCGTGAAGGTGTCTTACTGGGTTGGCATGTCGCCAATCAACGAATGGCTCGGCCCAGCCCATACCGGCTTCTTTAAGTCGAAGACTGACAGGTGGTGGCGAAAGCATGGCGGTCAGGCACCGTTCCCGAAAACTGTGCTGGAATTCATGGAGCGCCAGAACGAATTGCTGCCGACAGCCGAGATCGTCGTGAAACCCAACGGGAAATACTGGGAAGTGGTCGACGCTATTGCGGGCACTGCGAATGACAACGAGCCAGAGGCTAGCAACGACAACGTGCCTACGGCAAACTATGGCCGAGTATCTGCCGGGCTGGCTGACGTAATGGATGACGATATACCGTTCTAGGGAGTTCCGCACCGCATGTTGGGGCGGGGGCTCTGGTTCATGCGATGCGGATACATTCCAGAGAAGGTTTGCGGCACCAGGATATGGTCATATTAGCGAATGGTGAAATAACAGAATGTAACGGTTGCCAACATTGGGCACCGCAACTGCATGAAATAGAAAAGCCCGCTTCGCGATTGGGAGGAGGAGCGAAGCGGGCCGATCTGAAAAGCGCGGTTGGGAGGAGGAGTACCGCGCTTAGGGTCCGGTTTCTGGGAGGAGGAGTAAAACCGGACGAGGCGTAAATAGGCGGCCCACTCGCGCGTTGCAAGGGGCGAATTCGCATAGCAGATATGCAGGAAAAAATAAAAACCGCCCGGCAGCGGACGGTGCGCGCCTGGGCGGTCTAACTCCCTCCCAAGAGTGGCGCGAATATACATAGACAACCGTCGCATGCAACAGTTAAATCCAAGTATTAATTACACTAAAACAGTAGGATTAAGTTTATCAAAATAAACCAATCCATTAACGGGATGCGCCGCGAAGCATGTTAACTTACCTACCGGACTAACCAACCAACCACCGAAACACGAGGAGCAACTATGCAGAACAAAGCCGACAACACGAAAGCACAGAACTATTTGGCCTATGATGTCACCGTTCTGGAACGGGAATTCGCCGACTTGGTTGCGGCATACCCAGAATTGGCCGAAGATGAGGAACTGCGCGCCGACACAATCGAAGGCGAGACAGACGCCTATCGCGTGCTCGGCAAGATCGTAGCAATTGAGCGCGATGCCAACAGTATGGCGCTAGCTATTGGGGAGCGCACGAAGGAATTGGCTGCGCGAAAAGAACGATACACCAGACGCAAGGACGCCATGCGGGCCTTGTTGCTGCGCCTGTTGAAGGCTGCTGACCTGAACAAAGTTAGCCTGCCGGAAGCGACTGTGAGCATCGGCAAGGGCCGCGCCGGCGTTGAGATTGTGGACGAAAGCCTGCTGCCTGATAACGTCGTGAAGCTAAAGCGCGAGCCGGACAAGACGGCGATAAAGGCGGCGCTCGACGCTGGCGAGGACGTACCGGGTGCAGTGCTGCGGGAAGGCCAGCCGAGTGTTACGGTGAGGGCGGCGTGATAGGGCGTTGTATAAAAGGGTAGTCTCCAATCGCTAGCCTCAATAAAACACCTGATTGTGTGGCGTTTCTGTATAGATCTTCTGCGGGTATCGTTTCGACAAGAGAAAACTTAAACGCACCGTCTTCGGAAAGATTTTTCGAAATGTAATTTAATAAATATGACCAAATGAAACAGTGTGCCTTAGCACTGAGAATATCTAGATTGGAGGCACTCTCCGAAGAAATAACAGACTGGCACTTTTTAAAGCGATCATAAGCTCTCTCACTAAGTGTCGAATCAACGGTACTCAAGATTTCAGCTGAACTTGGTCTGAGAACAATAGTGGAAGAGGATGATCTGTTGTATACTCCAAGACTTCGTCGATGTGAATGCGTATCAATATCGGTAATCAAATCGGTGAACGCTTTAGAAACGATTGCACAAGCAACAACGTTTGTATCTTTGCGCCGCTTGTTCTCCAAATCGACTGAGCCGCGCACCTGTTCTCGGGCGCCGACAAGGACAAAAGCTCCGCCCAAAATCGCACAAACCCCAGCCAGAAGAGGCTGCCACTTCGATGCCCATTCTAACAAAACCAACTTACGAAACCATATGCCAGTCTCATGAGCACAAATCGTCCAATCTTGTGAGCAGCCAAGATCTGACCACTTAATCCATGTGAATGCGGTCAACCAAACCGCAAACAGCGCACCAAGCGCCCACGCAATAATCTTCATCTGCCACCACCCTTTGACGAATTGATTGGCAGATATTCAGGCAACGATCAACACCCCGCCAGCCACCAACTGGCGGGTTACCACCACGAAACACGAGGAGATGAGGATGATTGAACCGCTACCGAGCGGACCTTTTGGCTGCGTCCTTGCGGACCCGCCATGGGCATTCAGAACCTACAGCAAAAAGAATGTCGCACCCGCTCGAGGTCGCCAGCCTTACAGCGTGATGTCGCTCGACGACATCAAGGCGCTACCTGTCGAACAGGTATGCGCCCGCGACTGTTTGCTGTTCATGTGGACCGTTTCACATCTGCAGCGTGAAGCCCTCGATGTGGCTGCATCGTGGGGATTCCGCCCTGTCAGCGTGGCTTTCGTCTGGGACAAGGGCCGAATGGGCATGGGCTATTGGACACGACAGGAAGTTGAAATCTGCCACCTGTTCAAGCGAGGCAAGCCGCGACGTCAGAGCAAAGGCGTGCGCTCGCTGATCAAGGCACCCCGCCGTGAGCATAGCCGCAAGCCTGATGAACAGTACGATCGCATCGAGCGGCTTGTCGACGGCCCGTATCTTGAACTATTCGCTCGCCAAGCATGGCCGGGCTGGTCATCGTGGGGCAACGAGGCGGGTAAGTATGTTGCGGCCAATGATAACCAAGATTTGCTGGGCAGGGTGGCAGCATGAGCTATAACGCACTCGCGAAACAGAGCACTGTTCTGGACATCATAGACGAGTACGACGAAAAATCAGCAAATGTTGAGGCGGCAATTAAAGCCTATGAAGAGGCCTGCACTGCCGTAGAAATGGCTGGGACTATCCTCGGCACCTTTGTGGAGCCGGTACTGCGTGGACGCGCTTATGTGCATGCCGGCGATATGCGCAGGAACCTTCGCGCCTCCGGCTGGAAGGCACTATACAATCGGTGCCAGATAGACCGGATTGCCAGCGCGAAGGACAAGAAGTTATTCGAGCGCACTCTGGCCGACCCGCCAGAACTAACCTTTGACAACGCCAAGGCAACATTCGGCCCCTATCTGGAGAACCCGCGTTCGCACATCCTTCGTGGGCTGGCAGAAACCTTTGCCGACCTCGACCCGGCGTATAAATCTCACAGCAAGGTCAAGATCGGCGTAAAGGGGCTTCCGAAGCGCGTCATTATCAACGGATGGGGAGATTATTCTGGCACTTACGGCAAGGACAAATTCCGCGACATCGTGAATGCGCTCGCTGCGTACCGTGGCCAGCCGCTCATGGAGCATGAGGAGTTCCAAGCCATCGCGATCGCGCATAAGGGCGGCGAGGATGCTGTTCTGAACGGTCGCAAGGTCGCGTGGCAGGACCGATATCGCGAAGGCGAGTATCAGACACTTGATCGCGGGATGACCGTCCGCAGCTTCGCAAATGGCAATGCGCATGTGTTCTTCACGCCGGATACCATGCGCGACATCAACAAGGCGCTGGCGGAGTTCTATGGTGACGTTCTGCCTGATGCTGAAGAAGAAGGTGCTAGGCCACGCGCCAGCACCGCTGTTTCCAAGAATCTTCAGTTCTACTGGTCGCCTGCCGAGGTCATCGAGCGTGCACTGGAGTTCGCCGGCCTCTACAATCTCCGGGAGTGGCGGAATAACCCACCAGAGCCTTCTCGCGTCTTGGAGCCATCGTGCGGCGATGGTCGAATTATGGATGCGATCCGATCCCGTGGACATCATGTATTCGGCATCGAGTATCACGCCGGTCGAGCCGCCGAAGCCCGTGCAAAGGGCCACAACGTCTTGACGGCTAATTTCCTTGAGCAGCCTGCAAATCCAGAATTTGACTTTGTGGTGATGAACCCGCCGTTCTATGGCCGCCACTACGTCAAGCACGTCAGACACGCACTTAAATTTCTACGGCCCGGCGGGACGTTAGTGTCAATCCTGCCGGCGACGGCATGCTACGACCATAAAGAGCTTGACGGCGAGTGGCGTGATCTACCGGTTGGAAGCTTTTCTGAGGCCGGCACAAATGTACCGACGAGTCTTCTCAAGATTCGTATTCACGCCAACGACAATCACGCGGAGGCTGCAAATGCAGCCTGACGATGTGTGCGCTGTCTGCGCCCGCCACGCCGTAGGCCTCGGCGTGCAAGCAGACCGCGAGCCGATCCGATGGCTATGCAAGGAATGCGCCGACATTGCCGAGCATATCCGGCATCGGCGGCGGTTGGACCCGTACGAGCTGCGTGCCCTTGATACCGGCGTTGAGGCGGTCGGCGAATACTTGCAGTCCATCCAAAAGACCGACCTTAAGGAAATGGACGAACTGGAAGCGCGCATGCTGGTGAAAGCCGCGTGGGAAGGGTGCGGGCGAGGGATGCGTGCGGCTCTAAGTGAAGCTCCATTCTGAGGCCGCCATGACAGCGTATTACAACGAGTTTGACCCGAAGGCGGCCGCTTGGTTGCGCGAGCTAATCAAGACTGGCCACATCGCACCGGGAGATGTTGATGAACGTTCAATTGTCGATATTCGACCTTCCGACCTTATCGGATACACGCAATGCCATTTCTTCGCCGGGATCGGCGCCTGGTCATATGCGCTCCGTAGAGCAGGATGGCCAGACGACCGCCCCGTCTGGACCGGATCCTGCCCATGCCAGCCTTTCAGCGCGGCAGGCAAAGGAGCAGGGTTTACTGACGAGCGGCACCTATGGCCGCACTTCCACTGGCTTATTGATAACTGCCGCCCTCCAGTCGTCTTTGGCGAGCAGGTTGCGAGCAAGGACGGACTTGGCTGGCTCGACCTTGTACAAGCTGACCTGGAAGGATCGGGCTACGCCAGCGGGGCGGTCGATACCTGCGCTGCGGGCTTCGGCGCGCCGCATATCAGACAGCGGCTCTGGTGGGTTGGAGAAAGGTTGGAACACGCCGAGGGCGTCGGACGGCTCGAACGGCGGGCCGAACCAAGCGGGTGGCGCGCTGACATCGGATGCGGCTTTGGCATCGTGGGTGACGCCCACTTCGCGCGACTGGAAGGACAGCGGGGCGGATATTCGGCCACGTTCGGACATGGGCAAGGATCGGTTCGACCAGTTGCCGAGGCAAGCGAATTTGGCGGGGTGGCCCACAACAACGACGACGGATGCTCTGCGCCATCCATCTCCGGATTTCACAACTCCGAACATCACGCTGAACCACGCAGCAGCATTGTCGGACGGTCCAGCCCGACTAACGGCTTCTGGCGAGATGCTGACTGGCTCTTTTGCCGGGATGGAAAGTGGCGGCCTGTTGAACCCATCACATTCCCGCTGGCTCATGGGGCTGCCGCCCGAGTGGGACGACTGCGCGGTTACGGCAATGCAATCGTTGCGCCCGCAGCGCAAGCGTTCATCGAAGCGTACTTAGAGGCCGAGGTTGTGGCTGCGCATGTGCCGACTGTCGCCAACGACAATACGTCGAAAGAGATGGCCGCTTAGGCGGTCATCCCTACATCAGTCGGCCGTCTCGCAACTGTTGTTCGCGCTCATGTTCGACGCGATCGAGTATCGCAAAAGCTTGATGGGCAACGTCTTCCGTCAACGCAATTTGTAGTCGCCCTTTGAATGTTATCGGCCGCCGCGTGGACTTCGCCACAATGGACCACGTGCCATCACCGCTCTGAAGCATATCGTAGTCTTTACACATCTCTTTCCCTCCCGAGGTAATCATGCTGCAATCTGTATTACCGGATACCGACCCCATGCTCGACGTCGCTCTGTCCTACACGGCGCGTAACTGGCCTGTATTTCCATGCCGTGCCGCCGATGAGGAATTCGTCGACGAGGACGGCCTTATCGAAATCCTCGCCACCAAAACTCCGCTGACCTCAAACGGGTTCCGCGGCGCGACGCTGAATGAGCGAATTGTTCGTGAACTCTGGCGGCGAAACCCAGCTGCAATGGTCGGCGTGCCGACCGGGGCGCCTATCGGGGCGTGGGTGTTGGATATCGATCCGAAGCACGGCGGGCCAGACACGCTCGCGGCATTGGAAGCCGAGCACGGCGCATTGCCCGCGACGCTTACCGCTGAAACCACCAGCGGAGGTCGGCATTACTTCTTCATGCACAAGGCTGGCGTGCGCAATCGTGGCGCGTTAGGCGCTGGGATCGATGTTCGTGGCGACGGCGGGTATGTCATCGCGGCTGGCAGTGTGCCTGCTGTTGGCCAGCCTTACCGCTGGCTGGTCGATATGGAGCCGGTAGACGCTCCGGATTGGCTGCTGGAGCTCGTTCTGCCGCGCTCATACGACAGCACGACAACATACCAGGCGCCGTCTGTCTCCGGCACGATTAACGACCGCTATGTCGAGCGCGCGGTGCAATCTGAGCTGGACGACCTCGCCATGGAGCCGATGGGCAACCGCAACAACCGCTTGAACGACGCTGCGTTTCGACTGGGAACGTTTGTAGGTGCTGGCGCCTTGTCGGAATCCGAGGCGCGGGCCTTGCTACAAGACGTGGCGCGCGGCTGGGGTAGGGACTTCCCCCGTTGCTGCAAAACGATCGACAACGGCCTGAAGGCCGGCAAGATGCATCCGCGCCAGGCACCCGAAGCCGTGAACGACAATACCAAGCTGGTGGACATCACGCGCATGCTCGACAATGCGCGGGCGAAGGTGGATAGAGGGGACACCAACCCCGAAGAGCTGGCGACAACAGTTCGCATCGATCCCGAGCAGTTGCCGCCCACCGAAGAAGACCCCACCGACCAACTCATCCTTGCCGCCACGCCGTTCCAGTGGAAAGACCCGTCGACGCTGCCGCGGCGCGAGTTTGCCTTTGGTCGGCATTTCATCCGTAAGTATGTCTCGGTGACAGTCGCACCGGGCGGCCTTGGCAAAACCGCAAACAGCATCGTGGAAGCGCTCGCTATGGCGTCTGGCAAGGCTCTAAACGGAGTGAAGCCACCGCGTCGACTTAAGGTCTGGCTCTTTAACGTCGAAGATCCGCGCGACGAGCTTGAGCGGCGCATCATGGCAGCGTGCATTCACTTCAATCTCAAGCCCGAGGATATTGACGGGCACCTGTTCCTCGACAGCGGTCGCGAGCAGGAGCTTGTCGTGGCAATTGATGACAGGAAAGGCGTCAAAATCCAGGAGCCAATCGTCGAGGCGGTGGCCGAAACCATTCTCGCTAATGGCATCGACGTGATGATCGTTGATCCGTTCGTTTCGACGCACCAGGTCAATGAGAACGACAACGGCGCTATCGACAAGGTCGCGAAGCTATGGGCGCAGATCGCGGATTATACGAACTGCTCCATCGACATCGTGCACCATCTGCGCAAGGTGAGCGACCGCGAGGCCACCGTCGAAGATGCGCGCGGTGCCGTGGCTCTGATCGGTGCCGCTCGTTCCGTTCGCGTCCTGAACCGCATGTCGGAAGCGCAAGCTAACGAGGCAGGCATTCCCGGCATGGATCGGTTCGGCTACTTCTCGATCACATACGGGAAATCGAACCTAACGCCGCTCTCGCATCGCTTGGATTGGCGTCATATCGAAAGCGTGGCGCTTGGTAACGGGCGAGGGCTGACACAGCCGCAGGACCATGCACCGGTCGTCACCGAATGGCATTGGCCATCCAGCGAGGAGGTGACCGAAGGGCTATCGGACGAGCAGAAAGACGCAATCCGCGGTGCTGTAAACGGCGGCATGTACAAGCAAGCGCCGCAGGCAAAAGACTGGGTTGGGCACGCCGTGGCATATGCGCTGGGGCTGGATGTCGAGGATGAGGTGCAGAAGAAGAGGGCCGGCCTCATCACCAGGGCGCTGTTCAAGGAGGGCTTCTTGGCGAAGGTCGAGGAGCGGGATCCAGTGCAGCGGAAAACGACGTCGTTTGTGCGGGCGGTTTGATTCAACTGATGCCAGTATAACTTTGCCGCTCGCATTTGCGTGCCCTATCTCATAAGATTAGGCGGTGCCGCCTACGAATCTTCCTCGAACAAATTGGAATACACTATGGACAGTGCGGTGCCCTTCCTGCATGCGCGTGGTCAGTCGGCTGATGAAATTCGGCTGTTGGATTGGAGCCGGAACCCCATAGGGGTGCCAGCGAGTTGGCCGGCGCACTTGGTCACTGCAGTACAGATGATGTTGGCTTCGCATTTTCCCAAAGCAATCATTTGGGGGCCGGAGTTTACGACGATTTATAACGATGCTTTCCGACCAATTCTCGGGGAAAAAGAGAACTGCATGGGAGCATCGTTCCGCGATATCTGGTCGGAGGCTTGGGATGAGTTGCTGCCCATGGTTCAGAAAGCCTACGCTGGCGAGGCGACATTTATCGAAGACTTTCCGCTCGTGATCGATCGACACGGATATGATGAACAATGCTATTTCACATTCTGCTACAGCCCAATCTTTGATGAACAGGGTCGGGTCGGCGGGATGATCGACACGGTCATTGAGACCACGCAAAAAGTGGAAGCCGAAAAGCACGCCCGGATTCTGAATACCGAACTCGCTCACCGCATCAAGAATACTTTCAGCGTGGTGTCCGCTATTGCGAGCCAGACATTCAATAACAATGCCGATGAAGAGGTCATTAATACATTCATAAAGCGGCTTTCTGCGTTGGGGAACGCGCATGATGTACTGAGGCTCGGCAAAAGCTCGGAAGGTTCGTTGCGTCAGATCGTATCTGGAGTAACAACTGCGCTTGCAGTTGACGATCGCGTTCACATGGCAGGGCCAGATGTATCGGTAGGCCCGAAGGGCGCATCGACCATCTCGCTATTGGTTCACGAATTGACAACAAACGCGATTAAGTACGGTGCGCTTTCTAATCCTACGGGGCAGGTGCAACTGAACGTTGCTATATCCAAAAGGCAGGTTGAGCCGGTTTTCTCAATGAATTGGATCGAAATCGGAGGACCGCCGGTAGCCCCGCCGACAAAGTCGGGTTTTGGCTCCAAACTCATAAGAATGGGGCTTCTTGGTTCGGGGGAAGTTAGGTCCGAATATAGACCCGAAGGCTTTAGCGCAGAGTTTACCGCACCGCTGCTGCAGCTCCAGGGAGAGGGGCGCTTGTTTGACTCAACGTGATATCGGCCGGAAATTAAATCGTGAAAGCGGGGCTTCGGCTCCGCTTTTTTTCGTGGGGTAAGATCGAAGGCGATATTCGAGCGCTCTCTTAGTCACTTGAAAGTTGAGGGCAGGACAGATCGCCTTCTTCGCATTTCAGGTGTTCGGAAAGTTGCTTGCTTCTGTCGGCTGTTAATCTTTCCCGGCACATAGCGTATACCATCGGTTGCACCGTGCCGCCCTCTGTTCCTGAGGATGAAAATTCACATTCTGCATCTCGGAATTTAATCCAAGCCCGTTGTGATATGGTCAGAAGCTTCTTAGCGTCGTTGCCAGCAAGACGCCTTTCAAGCTGTTGGTAAAGCGAATTCAGTTTCTTGTCCGCTTTTTGAAAGCCCTGACCGGCACACTTGTTCATTGTTGCCTGATCTTGCGCGTTATCGCACTCAGAGGATGCTGAAGCAGAGCCCGAGAAGAACATAGCTGTTAACGCTATGGCGATATATTTAAGCATTATGCTCTCCGTTAATTTAATGTGATAATAATGGAAGAAATACTCGTAAATTATAAACCATGCATCTGGAATTGCCCGCGATGGTTAATTAGAAGAGGAGCGCATTACTTATTAGAGAAAGCTGATATTAGTGCCGGAAGTTACTTACAGCATGCTATCGCCGCGTTAGACGTGCCCCCCCCGCCATCGATCGGTGGTTTTCACTGACTCCGCTCGACCGCGAAGCTTGGGGCGTCTTCGCCTTTGCCTTCCTGCAGAAAGTCGATTAGTTCACCCATTAATGCTTCGGCTACAGGTTTGATCATTGCCAATTCGATTGCACATGTATCTGTTTTGAGAGTGAGAATTCCGACCAGAGGATCATGGTTGAGCACGGTATAGCCCGCACCTAGAATTTTGTTGAAGCCGGTACGACCGATTTTAGCCATTGTTTCCTCCATCAGGTACGGATCAGCTAACCTCTATCACTAAAAATTGGAGAGAACGGTACGCGGTTCGGCTCGACGGTCAGGGGCGCTTCGCCAGGCGCTCGGAGATTCTGGCGCGATTGATAGCTACGGCATCTTCGGTCGGCTCCCAATCATTGCACCATACATCGGGGAAGCCGTCTAGCAGTTGATCGATGTTGGTAAACTGCGGGGAATATCCACGCGCGAGCATTTCGTCGATAATCGCTGCCTGTCTTTTGGCGAGGTAGCCAAGCCGGGGATAGAAAAAGCGAACGTGCCCCTTACCCAAGGTATAAACGGATGGGTTGCGGGCATCCGTGGGTGCCTCTCCTCGCTCTATCGCTGAGCGCACCAAAGCGAAAACACGCGGTAATTCCCTATACTCGGCTACAAGATGGGGGCCGGTTAATTCTGACGGGTCTACGCAATTAATACGAGTCACAGTGCCACTTAACGCTCTGTTATTTGAAAGCGGGGGATATAGCCGGGAATCTCAGATTCAGGCAAGTACCGCTGCTGCCAAATGTACCTTCCCCAGCCTTTCAATACAACCCGATGTCATAATCAAAATACAACTTCTGATACTGCGCACTTCTTTGTGCGCACTTCTCGAAAAGACCAAAAAGAAGTTCGCAAATGCACGCTGCTTTTGGTGCGTAAGTGTTCTTATATAGAAACTTACGCACAAAGCGCGCGGCGCGCAGTTCTCGAGTTTTGAGAAGTGCGCACTTTTCCTGATTTTTGCCAATTCCAGAATACAACCTGATTCAAGGATGGCCCAAAATATTTGCCGCGCTGCGTCGGCCATTAACACGACATTTATTGAGGCACTCCACACTCCTCTCGCCGCTACCAACGGCATACCGCAATAAACACGAGGAGATCACATGGCACGCAACCGCACGCGCGCGCCTTCATCTACGACCACGACCGCCACCAAAACGCAAACCGTCCGCATCAACGGCGCCCGTGTCAAGATCACCACCAAGGCCGGGAAGGTGACCACCAAGCCCGCCTTGCCGCTCGAATGGGAATTACAGGCGGCACAAGTAGCCAGCCTGCGCCGACTGCCACAGTACCAACGCCAGTTCCTGCTGGCGGGTGACATGAACGCCAGCAAGCGCGGGCCAAGAGCCCAGGCTCAGGCAATCGCAACAGGAATGACCAGCGGCGAACCTGACCTTCGCATCTATGGCGAATACGGGCGTCTGCTGATGATCGAGAACAAGGTCGGGCAGGGAAGACTGTCGCCAGCCCAGAAAGACCGCCACGCGGCCCTACAGCGGCTCGGCTACACGGTTCTGATCATTCGGGCCACCACAACGACAGAAGCCGCTGAGCAGGCCGTTACGGCGGTTCTGGGGTGGCTTGCACAAGAGAAGGGGAAAGCAGCATGAAGCAGAAACTGAAAGACAAATATTTCGCCGCGAATGACAACTGCCCGATCGATGAAGACCAGCATTCATCATCTCCATATGCACGAGACTTGGAACTAAGAGGCTGGCAGACGGCGGCAATTAAGCGCCGGGAAGAATTCGAGTTCTATGCGGTCGACGGCGTGTACCTGTCGGATCTTCTGAATGAGGAGGCAGCTTGATGGGAAATGTGATCTATCTGGACCGAGCAGCACGGGCCAAGCAGGAAACCAAGGCAATGGCCACGCAATTGCGACGCATCAAACAGCGCCAGTCTATCGGAGATCCTGCCGTTCCTGCGAATGATAACGAGGATTTCCCACTGCTGGCGGTTTTGCGCCGAGACAAGCTACACTGCTTTATCGAGCTAGTTATGCGATACCGGCGCCTTGTAGCCATAGCCGAGGCCGAGCCGCTTAAGGGCCAAGACTACGGATACGATGCAGGCCTGCACGCTGCTCAAGAAAGCAAACGCCTAAAGGGCGTCGAAGATGTAGAGGCCGCTGCCGCACGAAACTGGGAAGGCGGCGTGAAAGGTGGAGAAATCGAATATTCCGGCAAGCTGCGCAAAAGCAAAGGAGCTTATGCCCTTCCTGCAATGCGCAAGGTGAATGTCAAAGTCGATGCTTACTTCGAGAACGACGATGGCACGATGCCAATTCCAAAGACCGGTAAAACTCCGAGCCTCAGTTTGAAATTCACGGACGATCTGCTGCTCGAGAAAATTGATACAAGACCGATACTTGCCTATCTGCGGTCAAGGCTTGGGCCGCTCATCGAGCCGTTCGAGGATGCGGTGCTGGGCGGGCAGACGCTGGCCGAAATAGGCGAGAAAGACGGCTTCAAGCACAAGCAGGCAACTGCAGCGGGAAGGTCTCTTGTTTTCCGCGGGCTAGCTGCGGTTCAGGGCGCTATGGACGATCTGGAGCTTCATCCACTGGCGTATCGAAATATCTGGAATATCGCACAACCTGCGTAGTGCACCCCGATCCCCTTCAGCTCCCCAATGAGGGGAAGACTACATCAAGGCCGCCATGCGCGGCCTTTTCATTTCAGTGCGGTTACAAGAGCCGCCCCTGTCGGCATTGCCGGTGGGGTAACTATTCCAGCGCCGTTTCTCCTCCGGCTGCTGGTTCGGCGGGTTGAGCCTATTGCGGTAGGCTCCCCGCCGGCACGATTGGCTTGATTGATTGTTGGGTCCTCCTAATTGATAGTTGGAGGAGCCAGACATGACGTATTCCGCAACGAACAGTCCGTTTCGTACCGGTGTCCGAGGACTATGCCCGAGGTGCCAACAAGGACACCTGTTCAAGGGCTATCTAACACTAGCCAAGCAGTGTGAGGTTTGCGGTCTGGACTATTCGTTCGCCGATCCCGCTGACGGCCCCGCATTCTTTTCGATGTCGATCGCCGCGGTGCCCGCTCTGCTATTCGGTATTTGGTTGCAATCAGTTTTTGATCCACCGATCTGGGTTCATGCAATCACGACCCTGCCGATCATCGTGATTGCATGTGTTTTGTTGTTGAGACCAATTAAAGGTTGGTTGGTCTGCTCCCAGTATTTCCATAAAGCTGAGGAAGGAAGGATTGATACCGACTGGCGGCCAGGTCCGCGATAGTCTGTTTCAACTGGTTGGCTCAACGGAATCTACCGGTAACGACTGCCGCGGCCCTTCATGAGCATGCATGCAACCAAGGCGACCAGTCCGACGGATGCCCACGCCGATGCGGTTCCGGGATTTTCTCGTGCGTATTGCACAGCACGCTGGCCATGTTCACGTGCCCCTTCGGCGAGCACATTCACCGCGTCCTTCGTGGACGCGAGGGCGTCGTCGGTTGCGCCGGATAGATTCCCGAGATGATCTGACAATCGGGACGATAGGCTGCTGATTTCCTTGCGCAGTGCGTCGATTTGTTCGGAAAGCATGCCTTCGGTGGTCTGTGCCATTTCATTCTCCTTTCGATTACGAGGAGAGAACGGGCGTCATCGATTAATTGTTCCATTCAATTTCAGCGGGCGAGAGCGCTGGTGTGCTCGCCGGTCTCATAAGCCGGATATGATCGGTTCGATCCCGATGCCCGCAACCAATCGCCCGTGTAGCTCAGATGGGAGAGCAACCGCCTTGTAAGCGGATGGTCCGGGGTTCGATCCCTCGCTAGGGCACCAGTTCGAAGGTAAGCATGGCCAGACGTGATCAGCGCAGCACAGAAGCCAGTGCTTTCCGCAAGCTCTACAAGACATCCCGGTGGCAACGCTTACGTGAGCGACAACTGACCGCGCATCCTTTGTGCGCCTATTGCTTGCAGCAGGAGGACGTCACGCCAGCAACGGTGTGTGACCATGTCAGGCCACATAAAGGCGATGAGGCGCTGTTCTTTGACCCAGACAACCTCCAAAGCCTCTGCGCACCATGCCATGACCGCATCAAACAGCGCGAAGAGCTCGGCCAAGACGTCGTTCGGTTTGGTCCCGATGGATGGCCGGTCGGTTGATCGACCCCGGGGCATCGAAAAGTCCAAAAGTGCGGCAGCCCCGGACCGGCGGGGTCCGACAGCGCACGCATCTGCAATTCAAAACATGACCCCATAAGGATTTCATTCCATGGCAAAGCCGAGAAATCCCCTCGGCAAAGCGAAGGTCGAGGGTCGCGACAAAATCAATGCCGGGCGGTACAAAAACCGCGCGGAACCGGCCACAAATGGCCCTCTTGGGGCTCCTCCCGTCTGGTTGAAGGATAGCGCCGATATCAAGGCGAAGTCGGCCTGGAAGCTTTTCGCCAAAGAGCTGCCATGGCTGAATGAATCGCATCGAACACTGGTCGGTATGGCCTCGACTATTCAGGGACGCATCATGGCCGGGCAGGAGGTAGGCGTGCAGGCAATGAACCTGCTTCGCCAGATGCTTGGCCAGATGGGTGCGACGCCTGCTGACGCGTCCAAGGTGGCGACACCTGACGAGGGCGAGGAAAAGGATGATCTGCTTGACTGATATGCCTGCGCTTGAGCGTGTGAGCGCTTATGCGCAAGCTGTCATTGATGGCAGTGAAGTTGCTGGCCCTCACGTTCGTAATGCCTGCCGCCGCCATTTCGACGATATCGAACATGGGCACGAGCGCGGGCTGTATTGGGACGACGATGCTGCCGACCGAGTGTTTCGGTTCTTTGAAGGGCGGCTCAAGCTTTCTGAAGGCCAGTTTGAAGGCAAGCCGTTCAAGCTGCATGCCTCGCAGGCTTTCAAGCTTGGTTCGCTGTTTGGCTGGAAACGTGCCGACGGTTCGCGCCGCTTTCGCCGCGCTTACATCGAGGAAGGCAAGGGCAACGGTAAGTCACCGTTTGCTGGCGGTGTCGGCCTATACGGACTGATCGCGGACAAGGAGGCTGGCGCGCAGATCTATGCTGCGGCTGCCAAGAAGGAGCAGGCGGGAATTCTCTTCCAGGATGCCGTTAAAATGGTTCGCGCGGCTCCTGCACTGGTTGAGCGGCTGAAATTCAGTGGCGGTATCGGGCGCGAGTTCAATATTGCGCATCACAAGTCGCAATCGTTCTTTCGCCCGATCTCGAAGGATTCCGGCAAGTCTGGCTCTGGTCCGCGACCGCATTTTGCGCTCTGCGACGAGGTGCACGAACATCCCGACCGCTCGACGATGGAAATGCTGGAGCGCGGCTTCAAGTTTCGTCGCCAGCCTCTGTTGCTGATGATTACGAACTCAGGCAGCGACAGAAACAGCATTTGCTGGGAAGAGCACGAGCACGCCGTCAAGGTAGCTGCTGGTACGCAAACGCCGGACGAGGATTTTACCTATGTCGGCGAGGTGATTGACGACACGACGTTTTCCTATGTCTGCGCGCTGGACAAGGGCGACGATCCGCTCAAGGACGAAACCTGCTGGAAGAAGGCTAACCCGCTTCTGGGCGTTATCCTGACGCAGGAATATCTTGCTGGTGTTGTAGCTCAGGCGAAGCAAATGCCGGGCAAGCTGAATGGTATTCTGCGCTTACATTTCTGCTGCTGGACCGATGCCGACAAGGCTTGGATGCCACGCGAGACCGTCGAAAGCGTAATGGACGATTTCGACCCCGAGGTCGAACACGCAGACGAGCCTGTTTTTATGGGCGTCGACCTGTCGGGCAGCAAGGACATGACTGTTCTTGCATGCGTCGTGCCCACTGGCTTCAAGGAAATGGACCGCGAGGACGGATCTACCGTCAATCTGCCGACGTTTGATGCGTGGGTAGAGGCTTGGACGCCAGCCGATACGCTGGAAGCGCGGGAACAAGCCGATAAGGCGCCGTATGCGCTTTGGGTAAAGCAGGGCTGGTTGAATGCCCCGCCGGGCAAGAGAATTCGATATGACTTCGTTGCCTCGCGGGTACAGCAACTCGATCACGCCTTCGATATCAAGGCCATCGCCTACGACCGATATGCCTACGACAAGTTCCGCGAGGAAGTCGAGGCGCTCGGGTTAGACATTGAACATGTCGCACACCCACAGGGCGGCAAGGTCCGGGCGCGTCCCGAGCCTGCAAAGGTAGAAGCAGCGAAAGCCGCTGGCTTACCGCCGCCTCAAGGCTTGTGGATGCCGGGCTCGGTTCTGGCGCTCGAAGACATGATTATCGACGGTCGCATTCGCATGCGGCGCAATCCGGTACTCATGACCGCTCTGATGGGCGCCACCTTCGATCATGATCCGCAAGACAATCGGTGGTTCGTAAAGACGAAGGCATCAGTACGCATCGACGCGGCAGTTGCTCTGGCGATGGCGGTTGGTGTGGCGATGGACGGAACGGTTATGCCGAAAGAGTCCGTCTACAAGAAACGCGGCATCCGAATGGCCGGTTAATCGGAACAAGGAAAGATATGGGTATTTTAGACCTGTTCCGGTCCAAACCGGAGGCAGCGCCTTCGGTCGCGCCGAAACGAGCGCCGCGTGCTGACTGGCAGTATTTCGATGGCCTGGATGATCCAAGGCTCGCTGCCTTCTTGGGCGGCGGGGCCGAAACCGCGAGCGGTATGGCTGTCACTCCAAAGGCCGCGCTGTTCAACACCACGGTATTTCGATGTGTCGATCTGATCTCCGGCAGCATCGGAATGCTGCCCTTCTACCTGATGCGAAAGGATGGGCAGGGGAGACTTCACCCAGCTGATGATCATTCTCTGTTTGATGTTCTTCTTACGCAGCCGAATAACTGGCAAACGGCATATGAATTCCGCCGACAGTTGCAGTCGCATGCGCTGACTTACGGCAATGCTTTCGCTCGTATTGTTCGAAGCGGCAAGCGCGTGGTGGCATTGCAACCGCTGCATCCGACCAATGTCACGGTGGAGCAGAAGGACGACCTGACTGTCATCTACAAGGTCGTCTTGAAGGGCGGTCGATATGTCGAGCTACCCCAGTCGGAGGTCTTTCATCTCCGCGACATGACAGATGACGGTGTTATCGGCCTTTCCCGCGTCCAGCAGGCAAAAGAGGCTATCGGCCTCGCCATGCAGACTGAAAAAGCTGCGGCTCGCCTGTTCAAGAACGGGACGATGGTCGGCGGCGCGCTCACGCACCCGGGCAAACTCGGTGATGACGAGTTTGAAAACCTCGACACCAGCCTCAAGGAAAAGCTCTCCGGTGCGGAAAACGCGCACAAGTGGCTGATCCTTGAAGAAGGCATGAAGGCCGAGCCGTTCTCGCAGACGGCTAGAGACAGCCAGCAGATCGAGACAAGAAATCATCAGATCGAGGAAGTCGCGCGCGCTTTTGGTGTGCCTAGGCCTCTATTGATGATGGATGACACGTCTTGGGGCAGCGGTATTGAAACCCTTGGCCAGTTTTTCGTTCGTTATGGCTTGGCGCCGTGGTTCATCGCTTGGGAGCAGGCGGTTTCTCGGTGCCTGCTGACGCGCGAAGAGCGTCGATCATATCAGGCTGACTTCGACGAGCGCGAATTGCTGCGCGGTTCGATTAAAGATCAAGCCGAATTCCTCGCTAAGGCCTTGGGTTCGGGCGGCTCCAGACCGTGGATGTCCCAAAATGAAGCCCGCGATTATGTGGGGTTGAGCCAGAGCGACGATCCGGACGCGGACAGCCTCAAAAATCCAATGACGCAGCCAGAAACTGGCCGCTCTCCTTCAGGAACACGCAATGAGCCTTAACAGAACGCCGGTTGCTGCCGTTGCGCGACCGAAGTCGTATCAGTGGGATGTGCCTCTCTCCGCCTTGGAGCGGTGGGAGAGCGCGCCACAAGCGGCAGAAGCAGACAACCCGAACACAATTTCAATCTTTGACGTGATCGGAGAGGATCATTGGAGCGGAGGCGGGTTCACGGCCAAGCGAGCCGCCGCAGCACTTCGTTCTATCGGGAAAAACCCGGTTACCGTGAACGTGAATTCGCCAGGCGGCGACATGTTCGAAGGGCTGGCGATATACAATCTCCTCGCAAGCCATCCCGGCGAAGTCACTGTCAACGTGATGGGTTATGCGGCGTCTGCGGCATCAATCATCGCGATGGCTGGCGACAGGGTGATCATGTCGACCGGCTCAATGATGATGATCCATCGAGCGTGGGGGCTAACCGTCGGCAATACGCACGATTTCACCGATGCCGCGACGCTGTTTCAGTCCTTCGATAGCTCTATGGCGGATATTTACGCTGCCCGAACCGGACTGGCGCAGGACGTCGTGCTTTCTCTGTTGGATGGCCCGTCAAAGGCGTCGGACGGCACTTGGCTGTCGGCTGATGAGGCCATCGAAAAGGGCTTTGCGGACGAGAAGGGCACCGGAACTGGCAAGCCCGACGCAAAGGCTGAACTTCCAGCACATATCGCAGCAATGCGCCGGATTGACCGGGCATTGGCTGCCGCGGGTGAGACGCGCCGTTCGCGTACTCAACTTCTCCATGAAATTCGAGGCGAGCGCGATGCCGTCGAGAACGCCACGCGCGAAGCTGGCGAGGACAAGACAAACGAAGCCGCCATTCGTGCGGCTCTTTCCAGCAATCTATCAATTCTTAGGAGGTAGTCCGAATGGACGCTACCGAAATTAAAGCTCTTATCGAAGAGCAGGGCCGCGCATTTGAAACGTTCAAGGCAGAACACAGCGCAGCGCTCAATGACGTAAAGAAGGGAACGGAAGATGTGGTTCGCACAGAAAAGGTAGAGCGCATCAACGCCACTGTAAGCGACCTTCAGGCTGCCCTCGATGAGCAGGCCCAGAAGCTGGCCGCGCTCCAGACCGCCGGTGCTTCACATCCGGCACGGGATATCAAGAATGCCGAATATACCAAGGCGTTCGACCGCTTCTTCCGCAAGGGCGATGAGGCAAGCATTGACGCCTTCATCCAGGCCAACCCACAGGCCGCGATGAGCGTCGCCGTTCCAGAAGATGGCGGCTATACGGCTCCGACCGAATGGGACCGCACCATTACCGACAAGCTGAAGATCGTTTCTCCGATGCGTGGCATCGCGTCGGTCATTCAGATTTCCGGTAACGGCTTCTCCAAGCTCTACAACGACCGCGCAACCGCGTCGGGCTGGGTAGGCGAATCCGCTGAACGTCCTGAAACCCCGGCTGCAAAGTTCGCCGAGGTGAAGTTCAATACCGGCGAAATCTACGCGAATCCTGCGGCAACGCAGCGCCTGCTGGACGATTCCGAAATCAATCTCGAAAACTGGCTTGCCGGTGAAGTCGAGACCGAGTTCGCCTATCAGGAAGGCATTGCGTTCGTTTCCGGAAATGGCACCGACAAGCCCAAGGGTCTGCTGACCTATACGGCGGCGAATTCGCACCCGTGGGGCGCAATCCCGACGGTGAATAGCGGTGACGCAGCTGGTCTCACGACCGATGGCCTTATTGATCTGGTCTATGACCTGCCTAGCGAGCGCACCCCGAATGCGCGTTTTGCAATGAACCGCAAGACGCAGGGCGCTATCCGTAAGCTGAAGGACGGTCAGGGCAATTACATCTGGCAGCCGGGTCTGGTTCTGGGCCAGCCAGCAACGGTCCTTGGCTTCCCGGTCAGCGAGCTTGCTGCAATGCCGGACATCGCCGCTGACGCCATCCCGGTTGTCTTCGGTGATTTCCAGCGCGGCTATCTGGTGGTTGACCGCATGGGTATTCGCATCCTTCGCGATCCGTACACAAACAAGCCTTTCGTGCAGTTCTACACCACGAAGCGCGTTGGCGGCGGCGTGACTGATCCGACGGCCCTGCGTTACCATAAGATCGCAACGGCACCGACGCCTTAACCAATACATAACAGGGCGCCTCCGGGCGCCCTTCATATAGGAGGCGCTGATGGAAGTGCGTGTTTCAAAGGCATTCAGGGCGGTGCCTGAAGGAGAGGTTTATCCCCGCCAGTTCGAAGTTGGCGAAACTGTGAAGGGTCGCATGGCTGAGGTGGCTCGAACGCTGGGTTGCGTCGCAGATGAGCCTGCCAAGCGGAAGGGCTTTGAACGTGGCGGTGGATCTTGACCGACTGAAGCGGCATCTTCGAATTCAATTCGATGATGAGGATGCAGAGCTTGAAGGTTATTTGTCCGCCGCTCAAGGGTCGGCTCTGCGATATATGAACCGCGACACGGTGCCGACAGGGGCTGAAGCCGAAGTGGATGCGGCCGTGCTGCTTATTGCTGGCGATCTTTACGAAAACCGCGAGCGACAATCGACTGCCGAGCTGTTCGAAAACCGGTCGGCGCGCTGGCTGCTTGATCCGTATAGGCTGTTGAGGGTGTAGTACCGTTCATCGCAAGTTCATGCATAATCCTTCAGGATGCGTCTTGAAAGGAGTATGCAGAATGAAGCTTGTTAAGGGACTTATTGCTGGGGTTCTGGGCGTCGGGCTGCTGATCGGGGCAGGTGCTGCGCAAGCTGCACCAACAATCAACGTTGCAAAGCCGGACATTAGCTCCAATGTTGAGCAGGTCCGGGATCATCGTGGACATCATTCGCGGAAACACTGGAAGAAGCGGCATTACTATAAGCGCCATCATTGGCGCTCGCACCACCGCCATTACCGTGGGCCACGGTGGCATTCACACCGCTATTACCGACATGACGGCTGGCGTAATCACCATCGTCACCACTATCGCGGTGGGTATTACATCAGAAGAGGGTACTGATTTTAGGGCGCTACGGCGCCCTTTTCTTACGGAGTAATCAATGCCTTGGCTCCACTTCACAGCCACCTACGACTTCATTCCAAAGCCTGCGGCAACGATCCGCTACCCGGCGGGCTAGTGACCACACCTTGCGCTAATCGCGGTGTTGCCGCTGGCAAAGCCGAGCGACTTCCAACCCCTACGAAAGACGAGGCCGAAGCATGGCGAAGCGCGCAGGTGCCGGCAGCCTGAACTGCCGTTTGACGTTTCAGCGTCGCGAACAAATAAGCGATGAGTGGGGCGGTACTCGCGGTGAGTGGGTTGACCGGTTCACCGTACCGGGAAGGCTGGAACCACGATACGGCAGCAACGCTGAAAGCGTCATGGCTGCGCGAATGCAGTCCATGCAGCCGTACAATCTGACCATCCGCGGCAGCAGCGCGGCAAGGCAAATAACGGCATCGTGGCGGGCCTATGACGCTCGGGTGGGTAAGACTGGGGGCAAGCCAAACCGCGTGTTTGGGATCAAGACGGTTGTAAATCCCGACGAGCGCAATGCCTATTTGGAAATGCTTGTCGTTGAAGGCGAGGAAACCTGATGGTGGTTAAGGTAAAAGGTCTGGATCGCCTGCAGATAAAGCTCAAGAAATTCCCGGAAGTTGCTGAAACACTTGTCAAAGCCGCTATGGAGCAAGGCGCGGAGGACATCGTCAACATGATGCAAAACCTTGTTCCCGTCGATGATGGCGAACTGATGGAAAGCATCGGTTGGACGTGGGGCACCGCCCCCAAATACAGCCAGCGCATCGGCAGCGTTAAGTCGAATGACGGCAAGCTGACAATTACGATTTACGCCGGCAATTCCAAGGTGCGTTACGCACATCTGGTAGAGTTCGGCAGCGCGCCGCACGTCAACGGCGGCATGTTCCCCGGAACATTCAACCCGGGTGCCAAGGCGCAGCCCTTCTTTTACGTTTCATGGCGAGCTAAGCGGCGAAGTGCACGGGCCCGAGTGTCGCGCGCAATCACCAAGGCAGCCAAACAGATAGCGGCGGATCGCTAATGGACCCGGTTTTAGAACTTCAAGGCGCAATTATTCAGCGATTGCGCAGCTTTCCCGCGCTTGTCTCGCTGATTGGTCAGCGCAGCTACGATAACCCGCCGACGAATGACCAAGGGCAAGTCTCACCCTCGATTTTTCCGTATGTCAGCATCGGCGCGTCGAGCGCTCAACAGGCAAACGCCGATTGCATTTTCGCTGACGATATCATTTTCCAACTGGATGTCTGGTCGATTGAGCCAGCCAAAAAGCAGATGCGCGACATCGCAAACGCAGTGCGTCTCGCAACACGAGGGTGGGAGCCTGCTTTGGCATCTAATGCCATCGTGACATTCGACTACTGGCGAACTGACTACATACAGGACGGCTCGATCAATCATGCGTCGATCCGTTACACGGCGATCATCGAGCAGCCCTAGGGCCTCCACGCCGCCCACCCCAAAAATCTATCTATAGGCCGCCCTCTGGGTGGTCTTTTTCGTATGGAGGCCGCAATGGCTCAAGCTACGACGATCAAAGGCGGCAAGGTCCGCGTGAAGATCGGCAAAGTTGGCGTAGGAGGTGAAATTACCTATGCCGCACCGTGTGGTTTTACTCAAAGGTCAATTAGCCTCACCAAAAACCTGAATGAAGTACCGATCCCGGATTGTGAAGACCCCGATAAGGTCGACTGGGTTGGGCGCGATGCGGTCTCGCTGTCTATGGGGGTAAACGGCGAAGGCGTATTGGCTGCGGAGTCAGTCGAGGATTGGCTTGATGCTGCGGAATCGATTGATAGCGTCCCCGTCCAGATTGATCTCGAGTTTCCCGCTAAGACCTACACGTATACCGGCAAAATGCACGTCGAAAGTCTCGAAATTGGCGGCAACAACGGCGAGCGTGCGACAAACAACGTTTCTATGCAGTCCGACGGCGAGATGGTCCGCACTTCGGCGGCGACGGCTCCGTAATGAGTAGAGACGCGAAAGTCGAACTCGACTGGGCGGATGGTACTTATGCCTTCCGCCTCGGTTGGGGTGAATTGGAAGCCTTGCAGGAGGCTTGCGACGCCGGCCCCTGGGTCATTCTGGAGCGGTTATTCACCAAACAGTGCCGCGTCGGCGATATTGTTCATGTTATCCGGCAGGGGCTGATTGGTGGGGGCTTGGAACCGACGGCCGCCACGAAACTCGTGCGAACATACGTCGAGAAGCGCCCGCCTGCTGAGAACATCGTCTTCGCCACCATCATTTTGCAGGCTGGCATTCAAGGCGTGCCGGAGGAGCCAGTGGGGGAGCAAACGGCGGCAAATCAGACGGAGAGCAACTTGACAGTCTCCCCAACGGAAAAGTCAGATTTGCCGCAGTCTACGGCAACGGTGCGGCGCTCGGCTTCCCGCCGCAAGAAGTAAGGCGAATGTCGATGTGGCAGTTCATGGCTGCCGTTGACGGTTACGTCAAAGCTAACTCGACCGACGATGGCGGTTTGAGCCAGGCGGAAAAAGACGAGCTTTGGGAGTGGGTGAGCGAGGGGTAGGGCGGTGTTGGCGAAGTATGGGCGATGGAACACTTGCTATTGTTCCGCTTGTCCCTATATTTTGGTAAGTCGAAACGCGAGACGCGGTACCGAGCATCGCCACTTGACAATGTGAAGCGTGTACCATTATATCCTCGATAGTGGCTATTGCCGCAGATATATTTACTCCGCATGGGTCGCTACATATTAGACCAATGCGGCATACAGAGGGCTCCTGCGGGAGCCCTTGCTATATCTAATCGGGGGCACTGTGGGGCGGGTTGCTGTTTTTGTTGACGCTGGCTATTTATTCGCGCAGGGCAGCGTATCTCTGACCGAAAACAAGGTACCACGCGTCAATCTTTCGTTGGCGGCACGATCTGTTGTCGAAGAGATACGAAACTTAGCTTCCGAGACATGTTCCAATTGTGACCTTCTGCGAATTTATTGGTATGACGGGGTAATCACCGGCACGCCGATTTCGGCCGATCAAGCGGCTATCGCTGATCTTGACGATACCAAGCTTCGCCTTGGTTTTATTAACAGTCACGGACAGCAGAAGGGAGTCGACTCCCTGATTGTAACCGATATGATCGAGCTCGCGCGCCAGAAAGCAATCAGCGATGCAATCCTTCTCTCCGGCGATGAAGACGTCAGAATTGGGGTGCAGATTGCGCAGAACTATGGCGTGCGGGTGCATTTGCTTGGAATTCACCCTGCTAGGGGATCACAGTCAAGAACCCTTCGGCAGGAGGCCGACACAACTCACGAATGGGACGCGGAAACTGTCCGCAAGTTCTTAACCGTCAGGAGTGAACCCGACGTTGATGAAATTTTAGAATGTCGGACAAAAGCTAAACCGGCACCGGTCAAATCTTCTCCAGTAGAACCCATGGGTCTGGACGTATCCCAAGAGTTGCTAATTGTGGTTAACGGCATCGTTGACGCTTTGACAGAGCCTGACATTTCAAGCATCGAATCATATTGGAAATCAGAAAGAGGCGTACCTGCTGAGTTTGATAAAAAGCTTTTGGGTGTATCTCGCGATAAATTGGGACGTAATTGCGAGCGCGATGAGATTCGTTTTCTGCGCGCGACGTTTAGCGAACTAGTGAAGAAGAAAAAATAAACAATGGCGCTTCACCGGCGCTATTGCACTACACGGCGTGGTAAGCGGTTTGTACGGTTTCGGTGCAAACCTATTCCGGCTTTTCCCAGTCAGGCATTGGACTGCGTAATGTTTCACGCATTGTGTCTGAATGCTTGGACTCGAAAATTGCATTTTCAGTGACGAGAAACGCATGCTGGTTCACTAAGCCAGAATATTTCTTGAAATCTTCGGTATTCCAATTGTCTTCTCCTCGAAGACGATCCAAAAGCATTTTTGACAATTCAACGATTATTTCGTCAAAATCCTCCAAGATTAGTCCGCGGTTAATAAGAAGCCGCATGGCTTCGGCGCGAGAAGGAATCTTGTTCCTATATCGCCACTCGTCAATAGCTTTAGCTTCTGACGCCGTCACCATAAAAGGCAGGCGCACATCCTTTGGTTCGTCAGTCATTGTCACAAAATGGCATAGTTGTAGCGTTTGCACAAGTTGGCTTGACAAACGTTGTTTCTCTTGTAGCATTTGGTTCACTTGTGCAAATAGCACAAGCGGCTGGCATCGCGGTGCAACGCGAAAGCCAGCCTCGCTCCAGATAAGGATTGGACCATGACCAGAGCTAACGTGGTTGATACCAGAAGAACGTTTACAATTGCAGACCTGAATGCAGAAATTGACGGCGAGCCGCGCATTTTGGATGTGACGCTCGCGATCAGCCTCGGGATGAGGCAGCCGCTGAACGTTCGACAGACGATAAAGGGAAATTTAGCTGAAATTTCAATGCATGGAGAGGTTTTCACGCAAGCCGTGAAAACCACATCAAAGGGCGGACGTCCTTCTGTCGCCTACTATCTTAATGAACCGCAAGCCCTCCTGATCTGCATGTGGTCGAACACGGAAAAAGCCGCAGCTGTTCGCAAAGCGCTGATCGAAGTGTTCATGGAGTACCGGCGCGGCAAGATTGGTAAGCCCATCCACATCCGCGAGCATGACCGCCGCACCAGCACGAAGGTTGACGACGCTATCAAGCTCAAGCGCAATATCGACCGACTCGAAACGGTTGCAGATACTATCGCGCCGAAGCCGCAAAATGTCTGCGCTATGATTATCGACGGCGAACCAGTCTGGGTTGATATCAATAAGTACGATGGAGCGGGCAGGGCGGTCGTTCTTGAACATGATGGCCGTGTTCGCATTCAGGACGTCGAGCCGGAAATGATCAATTTCAAACCGTTTGGCGCTCGTACAGCATTAGGTCAGCGCTTCAAATCGCCATTCGGCGGAACCGCGCGCAACTCGGTCGCAGTTATCGGAATGGTGATTGGAAGTGAAAGGACCGCCACGCATCATACGGATGCGAAACAGATCGAACATGAGCCAGTGAAGAAAATTGCACTGGAACCGCAGTACCGAGGGAAGCGAATTAAATTTCGCGATAAAATCCTGCAACTGATCGATGAAACCAACCTATCAAACCGCCAGATAGCGCAAGTGACAGGCGCGACCTATCAGACAGTCACTCATTGGCGAAGATGGAGAGATGATCGGGTGAGCGCTTAGGCGCTCACTTCATCTGTTCACAATTTCGACCGGGTGCATTCCCCGGTCGTCAAACACACATCTCGCTCGTTGGGGCAAATTGATGCCAAACCCGTTCTTTGCATCAAAATCAAATGTCACGACGACGTTTCCCTGCGGCGCGCGGTATACATTGGTCGAGAACCATTTCTTATCCATTGAGGACGGGAATTTTAGCTCCTGTTGAATCGCATGTTCACATTGAGAACTGTAGGCAGAATCGCCGACATGCTCAGTCTTTTGCTTTTGGGATTGCGCTGACCCGCTGTTCTCCAGTTCTTTCGAGGTGAAATAGAAGCGTTCACCGTTGGCGCAATCCACGAAAATTACAATGTTGTTCGGCGGCGAGCTGCGGTTGTCGGAAAGGTCGGCAGTTTCAACTGTGTCGCATCTTGGTGATTCTGCTGCTCGGTACGCACCAATCTTCATATACTTGTTGATCTTGCTTACCCCTGCCTTACCCCACGTTCTAAATGTCTTTGGGTAGGCCTTCTGAGTGTACGGCGTGTATGCCGATGGATCTACATTTTCTGCGTGCGCCCCCGTCGCTGCGAGCAGACCGCCCACCAAAACAATTCCCCACCGCATCGGATTTTCCCTTATGGCAACCAACCTTGAATCTCTTGTCGTTCAATTTTCAGCCGATTTCAAGCGATTGGAAAACGCCATCAATCGGCAGCGTGGGCAGTTCACGCGGCAGATGCGCCAGATGGAGAAGTCTGCAGATGTCAGCGTACAGCGTATCAACGCGGCGCTTGGCAATATCGGCAAGGGCACAATGCGAGACCTCGCAGCACCTTTGACCGGCATTACTGCCGCATTGGGTACGCGCGAGTTGATGCAGTATGCGGATGCTTGGACACAGGCGGGGAACCTTATCCGCGCGTCCGCGACTGCTGCGGGCGTTGGTGCTCGGTCGTTGAATGAATTGAAGGACGGGGCGAACGAGGCACGCACCAGTCTTGAAGCCTATACTGACCTGTATGCTCGGCTGATCAGATCGGCCTCCGCAGTAGCTAAGTCCGAAGACGAGATTGCTTTGGCAACGTCGTTGGTCTCAAAAGCCTTTAAGGCAGGCGGGGCATCGGCGCAGGAACAGGCTGCTGGCATTCTACAGCTTGGTCAGGCGCTCGGATCGGGCGTGCTGCAAGGTGACGAACTGCGATCCCTGCGTGAAAACGCTCCGGTTATTGCAAAGGCGATTGCTGACGAGTTTAAGACCACGATCGCAGGCTTGAAGCAGCTTGGTGCTGATGGGAAGCTGACGTCTGATCGCGTGTTCAAGGCTATCCTGAATGCACAGAAGGGGATCGAAGCGCAGTTTAAGGCAACGAACTCGACGATTGCTGACGCCTTCACGCAGATTAATAACGAGTTTACCGCTTATATTGGCAATGCCGATAAGTCGGCGGGCGCAAGTAGGCAACTGGTACAGGCGCTGCAGTATGTTGCCGACAACTTCAAAGAAATTGCCGACGTCGTCGCAGCCTTTGCGACAGTGCTGATTACCGCGTTCACGGGGCGGGCAATTGCTGGCGTTGTCGTCGGACTTGGTCAGGCCGTAGTTGCGTTGGGTTCGTTTCTGACCGCACTACGCACCGGAACAAGTGTTGTAGCGGCTTTTAGTGCTTCTCTGGGCCCGATTGGCCTTCTTGCAGGTGCAGCCGCTGGGGCAGTTTATCTGCTCTATAACAATATGTCGTCGGGCGACCGGGCGGCGAAGGCGTTTAGTTCTGCGATAAACTCGAACGAGGAGGCGCTGAAAAGTGCGGCTTCGGCGTCGAAGGCATATCAAGCTGAGCTGGTAAAGCAGATCGGCCTGCAACTTGAGACAGCGCGAGCAACCGCTACTACGGCAGATGCCGCATTTGACAAATTGCTTATTAAAATGCAGGCCCTTCGTGAATGGGGGCTGGAATTTTCGCCGCTAGAATCTTGGGCCGCGGTCGCTAAAAAGGAAGCTCAGGCTGCGGATGATGCTGCTTATAGGTTAGAAAAACAGCATAAACGAGCTCAAGAAATCCTCGCCTCAACCCCATCGGGCTACGGCGGCGGCATCGCCACTACTCCAGACGATAAGAAGAAGGGTCGGACCAAGAAAACGCCTGCGGAGCGGTTTGACGATAACATGCATCGCGTCACCGATCGCACGGCTGCACTTGTTGCAGAGACTGAGGCGCAGCGCCAGATCAACCCGCTGATCAATGACTATGGCTATGCCATGGAGAAGGCGCGCACAGAGCAGGAACTGCTCAATGCAGCGCAAAAGGCTGGTGTTGCGCTCACTCCTGACCTGCGAGCGCAGATCGCGCAGACGGCGGACCAGTGGGCCCTTGCCAGCGCAGAGGCTAACAAGCTTGCCGAGGCGCAAAACCGCATTCGGGAAACCGCTGAAGATATGGCGGCTTTCCAAAAGGACCTCGTCGGTGGGATTGCTAACGATTTTATCAATGGCGCCAGTGCTGCCGAAACCTTTGCGAACGCACTCGGAAAGATCGCCGATAAACTGATTGAAATCGGCCTTGCGAACATCTTCGATACCGACAAGGGCGGCTTCAACCTATTCGGCGCTCTGGGCGGCATCTTTCGCAAGAACGGTGGACCGGTAAAGCGCGCAGGCGGTGGAATTGTTCGCGGTCCAGGCGGGCCGCGTGGTGATAAAATCCCGACTATGCTGAGCGACGAGGAATTCGTCGTGGATGCGGCAGCCACAAAGCGCAACCGTGCTTTGCTGGAAGCCATCAATAGCGGCCATGTTATCGGGCTGAAGGATGGCGGCTCACCTTTGCGCGCTCCATCCATGCCGATCCTGCGCTCATCTGCTGCGTCGCAGCAGGCCCAAACCGGCATTGCCGATGTTCGTGTCTTTGTGGATCGCGACGGCAACTGGCAGGCCGAGGTCGAACGCATCTCACAGCGCAACGTCAAACAGGGACTGGCTTCCTACGATAAGTCGGGAGCCGTTCGAACAGCGCGTGATCTGCGGCAGGTAAACTCAAGAGGGTTGGCAAAGTAATGGCTGAACTACTTCCGACTGGCCTTCGATATCAGCCGACTTTCCCGGTCCTGAACCGCCCGGTTTCCATGTCTCAGTACGGGGATAGGGCTATATCCGCGATTGAGAACGGCGATCCGTTCTGGACGTGGACGGCGAAAATAAAAGCGATGACGAACGCGCACCGCCAGAGGCTCGAGGCCTTCATCGATCGGTGCCGCGGCGGTCAGGTGACGGTGCACTATACCCCCAAGCATGTTTGCATTCCTCAAGCCTACTGGGGCGACGCGAACAATCCGGCGATTGCCGGTACGGCTTCACTGGGCGCGATCAACGGCAATACACTTACATTAAACGGGGTCGCAGTGGGGCTGAAGCTGACGAACGGCGATTTGGTGGGCTTCACGATTGGCGACTACAACTTTATCGCCCGCATCGTTGCCGACGCCACAGCGGCCAGCACGAGCGTGCAGGTGAAAGTTGAGCCCTTTCTGCCGTCCTACATCACTGTCGGCGCGACGGTGCGATTCAAAGACCCTGTTATGAATATGCGGCTCATGCCGCGGACATGGGAAATTGGTGAAGGCAAGTTTCCCGATGCGTCTTTTCAGCTCATTGAGGTGCCGAGGTAGCCATGGCTACCGCTGTCGCCGAGCGCGAATAGCACGAATCCAGGTGTTGTTGAACATAATGGCCCCTATGACCAATGCGACGGCACCCATGGCGATCATGCCGATAGCCACGCCTTGGTCTCCGAACTGCTGATATAACCAGCCCGTTTTTTCTACTGCCTGGGCAGGATTTCCAAGGCGAAGAACACCTTGGATTAAGGCGCCAAACCCGACAATCAACATGCAAACGCTTCTAATCATGCCGGCCAGATATCAGCTGGGCGCGGTTGAATCCACCCTTTCATTGGTTTGACGGTAACCCATGGCCTTTCCCGCACGTCTACAGCAACTGCTCAACGAGGGCAGGGGCAAGATCGCATCTGCCGTAAAGTTCGAGTTCGGCACCGGCACCTATGGCTTTTTCTCAGGCAAGGGCAGCGTCGATTATGGTGGCCTGACCTATCACGGCAACACCATCATCGACATTGATGAGCCAATGTATGCGCTCGGCACGGCGGCCCAACCAGTCACCATGCGCCTGCCCGCTGCCGCCGATTTCGGCCTGACGCCGGATAAGCTCGGGCTGATCGAACAGGAAGATTATAAAAATCGAACTGTCACGTTCTACGACTTTTATTTCGACCCGGACAACATCGCTTTCCTTCATGCCGAGCCGACCTGGTACGGCTATGTCGATTACATCGACCACCGCGAAGAAAGCGATGAGGTCTGGTTAGAAGGCCACATTGAAACGGGCGCGGTCGACAACTTCCGCGAGGGCTACCGCTACGCCTCGCATGAGGACCAGCAGCTTGTGTCGCCCGGTGACATGCTTTTCGAATACGCCGCGAGGATCAAGAATGAGTTCTTCAAAATCAAGTTCGGCTAGGGTTCCCGGCTGGGATCGGGCGTTGGAAGACCTTGCGACGGCTCATGTTTCGATTGCGCCAGAATGGGGCGTTTCGGATTGCCTCATGACTGCCGCCGATGCCATCAAGGCCGTAACCGGCGAAGACCCGCTTGCTGAGTTTCGTGGCAAGTACAAGACCGAAGCCGGGGCAGCCCGGAAGATGCGCGCCAATGGCTGCGAGAACGTCAAGGACGTATTCGAAACCTATCTCCAGCTTGAGCCGGTCAATCGGCTCTCTGCCCGCCGGGGTGATGTGGGCGTTATCCGCATCAATGACGAATACGTGGCCGGGTTCATTTGCGGCTCCGGCTTTGCGGTGAAACAGCCGCACGGGCTCGCGTTCTTGTCCGTGACCGACATCGAGCAGGCCTACAAGGTCGGCCTGTAACCACTTCGACAATTTGCGCCTTTGAAGGTCCGCCAGCAGCGGGCCTTTTTTGTTGCGCCCGATTGAGGCTGTCGCATGCCATTTTTAGCGCCTATCTTCACCGCGATTGGCGGTCTTGTGTCGAGCGTGGCCGCATGGGCTGCTGCAAGCCCGATCCTCGCCGGTATCGCGCAGACCGCCTTTGGCATTGCACTCAAATATGCCGTCAACGCGCTGTTCCCTCCCAAGACGCAGAGCCGGGCCTCGGAACTGGAAACCCAGTATGGGGCGAATATCCCTCGTTCGGTTATTCTCGGCACGTGCGCAACTGAAGGCCATCACATCTATCGAAACAGCTACGGGTCGGGCGGGCGTCTGATACAGGACGTGTTCGTGCTGTCGAGCTTCCGCATCACAGCGGTGCCACGCGTTCGCTACAATGGCCAATGGCGCATTTTGAGCCAGCAGGACGCTAACGGCTATTGGCTTGTGCCGAATGAAGGAACAAGCGGCGACGATCACGATAATGTCCGCGTCAAGTTCTTCTACGGCACGATGGACCAGCAGGCAGAGCCGACGCTGATCAACAATGCCCGTCCGGCTGGCCGCTGGACTGCAAATCATCGCGGCGCAGGCGTTGCCTATGCCGTCGTGTTTTCCGAACTGCGCAAGAATGGCGACGGCCTGACCTCTCCGGCAAAGCTGCTGTTCGAAGTCGTCGGTGCGCCGCTTTACGACTGGCGCAAGGACAGCACGATGGGCGGATCAGGCGCGCATCGCTGGGACGATCAGAGCACGTGGGAGTATTCCGATAATCCGGTCGTGCAGATCTACAATCTGGAGCGCGGTTTTTTCAACGGCACTCAGCGCATGGTCGGCAAGGCTGTTCGTGCAAGCCGCCTGCCGTTGGCAGAATACACCCAGGCTGCGAACATCTGCGACGAAATCATGTCGGACGGCTCGAAACGCTATCGCGCCCATGCGATTGCCAAGGATGGCCCCGGCGCCAACCACGACGCCAACCTAACGCCCATCCTTGAAGCCATGTGCGGCTCGTGGGTGGAGCGTGTAGACGGCGAATTTCCGATTGCTGGCGCTCCGCAGGCCATCGTTGCAACCATCACCGACGACGATATCAAGCGCGGTGCACCGTTGCGGTTCAGTGCCAAGCGCAAGCGTACCGAACTCATCAATACCGTTGCTGCCTCTTATGTCTCGCCGGAAGATTTCTACGAGACCAAGGACGCGGCTACCCGTATCGATGAAGGGGCGTTGGCAGAAGATCGGGAAACCCTTGCCAGTGCCATTCCTTACGCCGCCGTCACCGATGTGCGACAGGTGGACCGGCTGGCAGACATCGCCATCCGTGGCGCTCGATATCAGGCGTCGGCGGAAATCGTCGTTCATCCAAGGTTCCTCGACACGATCAAGGAAGGCCGTTGGGTTCGCTGGAATAGTGCAAAGTATGGCGACCGCACGTTTCAGGTTCTGACCCGCCAGCTTGGCGGGATCAATACCGACGGCGCCCGCGACATCTCGATTGCGCTGCAACAGATCAGCAATGGCGTCTTCGATCCGACCGCCTACGAGACCAATCCGCCGAACATCATCGTTGTGCCGCCGCCACAGTATCTGGCCGAGGTGCAGAACTTCTTTGTCTTTCCTACGCTCGTTGTTGCGGATGGACAGGGTGAGCTACCCGGCGCTCGTCTGCTCTGGGACAGCATTGACGATATCTCGGTCATTGGCGTGAACATCGAGTATTGGCCTGCCAATGACCCGACGCAGGTGTTTACGCGGTTTGTCACGTCCGACGTGACGAATGTTATCTTGGTCGAAGGCCTGACTTCGCTCACTGACTGGTTTGTTCGGACGCGGCTCCGGGTTGACAATGGCCGGTCGGTGGCTTGGTCGGCGGCAAAACCGTTCACTACACTCGATGCCACCGGCGATGACAGCCCGGTCGATTATGAGCGTCTTGATGAAGATGTCCGCGGTCTCATCAATTACATGACCGATGACCTACGCGAATTGAAGCGGCAGGCGCAGGAACTTGCAACCACGACATCGGACAACCACAACAGCAACTACGCTGATCGGCAAGCTATCCGCCGTGAACTGACCAGCACCTTCGGCACGGCACAGGCTCAGTGGACGGAAGACATATTTGCCGCCACTGGGCCGAATAGCGCCATTGTACAACAATTAAATCAGCAAAAGGCGGAGATTGACGGCAAGGCATCCGCATCCGCATTGAACGCAGTAACCAATCGCGTCACGGCCAATGAAGGCTCCATTTCTTCGCTATCTCAACAGCTTGCTCAAACTAACGCAGCCGTCGGGACAAAGGCTGACGCAAGTACTGTTGACCTGCTTCAAAGTCGTGTTGACGATGTAGAAGGTGACATAACGGCAGTGTCGAATGCACTCACAGAAGTGAATGCATCCGTAAATGACGTTAATGCCAATGCTACATGGAGAATGACCGCCACTGCGGGAACATCTGGTTCCGTGAAGATTGCAGCTTACGGCAGACTTAATACCGGCAGCGCGTGGCGCGAGGCGGGTTGGTTTGTGAACATCACGCCAACTGGTAGCCAGTTTGTTGTACTGGCCAATCAGTTCGCGATTGCCGATCCCAACAACGATGGAAGCTTTACCTATCCGTTCGTTGTGCAGGGTGGAGAAGTCTATGCCCAAAATATGAGGCTGGGGACGCTGAAATTCGATCAGCTTCAATCCAACAACGGCAAGCTGATTATTCGCGGCAGTGGCTCGCTGGCAGATCTCAGGATTTTCACATGACCCAGACTTTCATCGGCTACAAACCGGGCGTCGGGCCGGTTCTGAAGTGCCTGAAATATGACACTGACGATCCGCTTACGCTAGCGAACACGGCATATGACAGGTTCTTCTTCAATTCGGAGACGCAGAACCTGTCATATGTCTTTACGACAAACGCCTTTTATTATCGAGCTGCCGAGATTTCCGCGCTACCAACTTCGTTCAGTATTTCGAATAATCTTGGTAACACGGTGATTACTGGCCGCTATGGTGAGGCCTCCGCGTTTTATAACGTCACGACATACTACAAGATCGCAAGTGCATATCCGAGTATAGGGTATGTGCCGTTGTCTGAATTCAGAATGGTTAATCTTTTGAATAACCGTGTTGAGTGCGGAAGCTTCTACAATAAGGCCTATGTAGCCGATGGCGGCCATAGAATTGTCGATGCGCAACAATTCTATACAATCATGGGAAGGTGCACGGGGTATATTTCTAACGAAACAACGATGCCGACTGTTTATGCAGGTCAGATTTCTAACACTGACAGCGGTCGCGTCGCCATCGGCGAATGGTTTGTTTGGGAAAGAAAGAACGTCTACAAGGATAATCGTGATCCCAATGCATTCTTTCCTAACGTTTGGGACTTGCCAGCAGATAGCAGCCCGATGCGTTCATATGGCTACGTCGCGGGCTTGGAAGGTTTTCGAGCAAATAGCAGCGAATTCATTCTGGCGCGTCCTGGCTTTGACGTGAATACCACCAACGAGTTTGGTACGATCATAAGTAGCCGTAACCGTTCCCCGGCGCTGTGCGTCATGAATGGAGTGCGCAATTCCATTCCTGTGAATGGCTCAGTCACCATACCGGCACCCCCCGGAGTAATCCTCTCGCAGCGCGCTGTTGCCGATGTGATGTTTCGGGTTTCTGGGCAGACATGGTGCGTCCCAGGACTGCTATCAGATACGACGGAGGCCGGGAAGTTTGTGGTCAGCTATGAAATATCAAATAACGCCGTTACCTTCTATAACTCTCATAAAGACGTCATCGATATCCGCTATGTAGTTTTCAACGTTGATGATTTCGGAACGTCAACGGGTGGCAATCAAGTGATGTTCCGTGGCAATGATGGGGCACAGGACTTTGTGCAGATCAAGAAGCCCGGAACAAGCGTCCCGGCCAGTCGCCCGAATGATATCCTGTTCGATAGTCGCTTCCCTCAATTCCAGATAATCGCTCAAGGGTACATCCCTGTTGGAGACTTCTCCAACAGCGCGACTTATGGCTCGAAAGCTTATCGACTGAATTTCAGCAATGCGGGTTTTGTGCCGTTTCTTAAATATTCGATTGTGTTTCCAAATTGTGTGACCACGCCGATGCTACGATATGAGCTTGGCGTAGGTGCAGGCATGTCGAATATCGCTATGCGCGCTCATGTTTTCGATACGTACGTCGATTTCTTCTGTCAGCCTGACAGCGGATGGTCAGATGCCTATGCGGATGGAAGCAGTTGGAAAACCGTAGACTATGGCACCCCCATACAGGGCGTGCGGTACTACATCTTCGGCATCGCTCAATAGCTGATTTTTCAGGAGAACATCTATGGCTGTTTTGTCCGACTACACGTCGGGAACGATCACTGTTACCCAAAATTCAGTGAACTTCACCGGCACAAATACTCTTTGGAGAACTGCGCAGTTCCGCGAGGGTGATACCGTGCAGCTGAAAGGATACACGGCGATCATCGCCGCTGCTTCGGCTGCGGACCCTCGTATTGCCTCTAATACAGCTGGCACTTTCACCGAACCTTGGCCGGGGCCGTCTGGAACGTTTGCATATCGCATGCGCTTCATGCCGGATGGCGCGCGTGTTACCGCCCAGACGACGACGCTGATCGAGTTGCTGGGAAATGGCAACCTGCAAGCGTTGGCGGGATTGGCGGGAGCGACCAAGACGCTACCGTACTTTACCGGCGCTGGCAGTATGGATGCAGTTGCCGGTGCAGCAAATACCATGCCGTACTTTACAGGCGTCAATGGTATGGCTCGAACTCCTCTTACTCCGCTTGCGCGTAGTCTGCTGGATGACACCACCGGGGCGGAGATGTGGACAACACTGGGTGGCGTCACGCTTGATAGCGCGAATAGCGGCTACTTTAAGCTTCCGGACGCTCGAGGGACGATCATCCAGCGAGGCATATATTGGACGGGTAACGGGACCACAATCACGTTCCCGATGGCTTTCCCGAATGCTGTTCGCATGGTGCTGGCGTCGATGGCGAGCCGACCGAACGGCGACACGCCGCTGATAGTTATGACGGGTGGCGAAAGCCTGACAGGATTTACGGCGTACACCCGCAATGCCGCCAATGGTGCAACTGTAACGGCGACAATCTATTGGGAAGCGATAGGACATTGACCATGAAATATTTTGCCATGTTTGATGAGGCTGGATTTCCGACCGCGTTCTATTGTGAAGAAATCCACGGTGACAGCATCCCTGTCGGCGTGATTGAGATCACGGAAGATCAGTGGCTGGAGTTCGTGGATAATCCCGGTCAGCGGCGGTGGTACAGCGGCGCAGTGGTTGAATACTCACCGCCCCAAGTTGATCCCGTAACAGTTCTGCCAGCTGTCACGCTCTGGGAGCGCATGACTGATGCCGAGGCAGAGCAGGTAAACGCCGCTATGGCAACACAGCCATTCCGCACCCGGCAAATCTTTCTGACGGCGCCCACCTTCCGTTCCGACCATGAGCTTTGGCCTTTGCTCGTTCGAATGGTTACCGATCTGTTCGGAGAGGAAAGGGTGGCTGAGCTTCTCTCACCTGCCTAACCGATACCGAAAAATTGAAGATCCGCACCGCCTTCAGGGTGGTTTTTTCAACGTCGGTTTCCGTTCCCGTCATAATAGAAGAAGACTGTTATAACGATGGCAGCAGCTAGCGCCATGAAAGCCCAGAATATCCATTCGATGTGATCGTAAATGAATGAGCCCATTGGTACCTCCTTACGGGCTAACCCAAGAGGAGCGAGAATGTTCATTCAAATGGAAAGCCCCGGCAAGGTTTCATTAACCGGGGCAGGCGCCTTGGGAAATCTAGCTGAAAGCAACGATAAGCGCCCAGTCGACATTTAGAAGTTAGATTGTAAACAATCCGTATGTAGCCGAAAGAAAACCCCGGTGCCGTGTCGCGATCACCGGGGTCCGCGCATGATTGAAGCGGGGGCTTCAGCCGCGCTAATAGATCATCTCACAATCGGTGCTATCTGTCAGCGAACTTGCAGTACCTCGCCGGAATACCGGTCGATGACTACCCGCATTTCATCATCGTAACGGTCCACCCCGCGGACGATGTAGACATTGCGCCTACGTGATACGCTGTCGATTTCGCCCATACCTTCTCTCTGAGCGATGCGTGCTGCACGACGTTCGCTGATACCTTCGCGATATCGCGGGCGATCACTTTCGGGTTCTAATAAGCGGATGCCGTTTGGGCCGATTTCTATGCTCTGTGCATGTACAGGAAGAGAGGAGGCCAATACGGTTATCAGTGCTGCGAAAGCTGCAGATTTGTACATTGTCTATCCAACATTCAGTGGTTCATATCGCCCGCCAATTACCGGCGGGTTTGTACAGCGCCTCGTCGCCGGTGAACACTGGCTTGTGGCTCAATTACGCTAACAAAGCGCATGATCCCGTGATGTCTTCAAGGCAGTCGACCAGACCCGCATTCCTGGCGGCGCTCGATATACTTCCGGTTCAGCAAATCGACAGTCTCCTTGGCGTCGCTCTCGCTGAGACCGGACTGTTTGTGGCCCTCGATAGAGACAATCTCGCCGTTGAATACGTCATAGACGCACCACGTCATGTCGCTCTCCCGGCGCATGTCGAAACCATTTCTAATCATAGCCATTCCTCCGATGTTCAGATTAACGGCATCGGAATAACGAACGGGAGGCGCTTCCGTTCGATCAATTGGCATTACGCCTCAGAACGAACCGTGCGCGTGTAGCACTGATTGAGCTGCCAACTCCATTACAGGATATCCCCATGAACAAAACAACGTTCTTCGCGTATGCGAGGCGCGCGCCTTTTGGCGGGCGCTTGAGCCAAGCGCAGGTCGACGGCACGTCGGCAATTCTGGCGGAGGCTGAACGCCGAGGCTTGCCAGACGAGCAGACGGCTTACGTGCTCGCAACGACATTCCATGAGACCGGCGGCAAGATGCAGCCGATCGAGGAAAACCTCAATTACACGACCGCTGCGCAGATAAAGAAGACATGGCCGTCGCGCTTCTCCACTGTGCAGAGCGCCCAGCCTTATGTGCGAAACCCGCAGGGGTTGGCCAACAAGGTCTACGGTGGCAGGATGGGCAACACACGACCGAACGACGGCTGGTTATACCGCGGTCGCGCCTTGGCCCAGATCACCGGCAAAGACAACTATAAGAAGTACGGCCTCGGCGATAACCCCGACTCCGCGCTGGAGATGGCCACGGCTATCCGCATCCTGTTCGACGGGATGATCAACGGCAAGTTCACTGGCAAGAGGCTGGCTGACTTTTTCGATGGCGGCAAGGAAGACCCTGTAGGCGCCCGCGCTATCGTCAACGGCAGCGATAAGGCCAACCTCATTGCCGGTTACTACCGCAACTTCCTCGACAGCCTCGTGGCAGCTCGCGAAAAGAAACCTGCCAAGGCGGAAGACGCCAAGCCTGACGACGTGCCGCTGCTACAGGATAAGACCGTCCAGACGATCGTTGCCGGTACGGGCGGCACGCTTGTTACCGGCCTCATTGGTGCTGTCAGCAATCCATGGGCGTTCGCAACGGTCGCGCTTCTGCTGGTCGCAGCAGGCGCAGGCTTCTGGCTCTGGAAGAGCGGCCGGCTTGAACTGAAGAGGGTGGCGGGGTGAGCCTCTCAAGAATCGCCATTGAATTTGGCAGCGACGCGGGAACAGCCACGGTGCGGATCGATAGCGGCTCGCAGCAGTGGGACAACGCCAAACTCACAGTCTGCGATGCTACCGAGACACGCGACGGCTACTGGCTGCCGATCACAGGGCAGCAGCGTATGCTTATTTTGACTGGAGCGCCAACATGACCTGGCTCTTATCGCTGCGCTCGAAGATCACTGGCTGGGCTGTGGCTATCGTTGCGGCCCTTGCGATTCTGGCGGGTGCCTATCTCAAAGGCAGGGCAGACAACGCGACAAGCGCAACCGCCGACCGGCTGAAAGCCGCCAACAAAGCAAGGAAAATCGAAGATGAAACGAGCAAGCTTGGCGGCGGTGATGTTGACGCTGCTTTGTCTAGGTGGATGCGTGACAACCGGTAGCTACTGCGACGTTGCCCGGCCTGTCCGCCCGAGCGTCGAGGACAACCTGACCGACGGCACGAAGCGCCAGATCCTCGCGGAGAATACCAAATTGGAAAAGCTGTGCGGGGCGCGGCCGTGAGGATGCGAATGTGGCTGGCCTGCCTGAGGCTGGGCGTAGCAGCAAGGGGGACTATCGGATGACCGGTGCTGAAATCATGGCCGTCGTAGGTTTCATCGTAATGCTGATGGGCTTTCTGTTCGGGCTTTGGAAGTACGTCGAAAGCCAGATAGCGAAAGCTGAGGCCCGCAACGCGGCGAAAGCAGACGCTGCAACCGCTCTTGCCAGCCTGGCCCGGCAGGAGCTTTCCGACTACAAGCTGCGCGCGGCTGAGACGTTCGCCACGAAGGCAGGCATGCAGGAACAGACGTCGCAGATCATGCGGGCCATCGAAAGTGTGGCGCACCGCATCGACGGGCTCACCGAGCGGATTGATAATCTGATGCAGCCAAAATCGGTGAGAAGTAGAAATTAATTCCTAAAAAGTGGGAACAAAGGATACCGCATGCGCATTATACGTTCGCAAATGCCAAATATGAATGGAGAATATAATATGCGTCGTATTTTGTTAGCTGCTGTTGCAACTGCTGCACTTGTTTCTTTTGCAAATGCGCAGAGCGCTACCGCAACGCAAGAAGAGGTATTTGTTACTGCAAAGCCTACCGACGTTATTACTAGTAATATTCTTAACCTTGATGTTACGAATTCTAACGATGAGAGCATCGGTAAGATCCAGGATGTAGTGATGGGCGACGGTGACGTCGAAGGCTATATCGTATCGGTTGGCGGCTTCTTGGGCGTCGGCGAAAAGTATGTAGTCGTTGATCCGGATGCCATCGAGATTGTCTATTCTGAGAATGATAAGAAATGGTCGGCGAAAATGAAGGCCACCAAGGAACAGCTCGAAAAGGCCACCGAGTTTAAGTATGAGGGCCGATGGGCCAAGTAACCATGTTTTTGAGAGAGCGGCTTTCGGGCCGCTCTTTTTGTTTTTGGGAAGTTCGAGGCGCAAGCAGCTCACTGCTGTTTTTCAGTTGAAGCGCTCTCCGGATCATGTGAATGCAGACGGCTTGACGAGAGCGATCAGCACCGCTTCGGCAGTCTCCCTCTATGCCAGCGTGTAGAACCAGATCACCGGCGCCACGATCAGGATTGCCAGGCCCGTCCAGAAGGCGCGCCATCCCACGCTGTTCGTTCCCAAGAACGCCGTCATGACTATAGCCGCCGCTATCATCACGGTAATCGGCCAGTAGATTGACATATAGACGAGGGCGGCGACCCACCAAGAAATTGAAATCATGCGCGCTTTTAGCTGGTGGGCAGGGCGTCCGCAATATCTTGTAGTGACGAGGGGAGCATTGACGCTATCCGGCTTCAAAAGACATCAGAATGTCCTCGACTTAGAATGGCGACTCACGATTTAGTGCAATCGTGTTGGTCGTTGGCTTGGGGGAGTGAATGAATGACCGCTGAGATTGCCATTCTAAATAAAACTGCTGTCTCACTTGCAACAGATAGCGCCGTTACGATTTCAACGGGCAGTACTGAACAGAAAATTTATGATTCTGCCGACAAGCTATTTGAGCTGTCTCGCCATAATGCGATTGGAATAATGATTTATAATGGTATGCAGTTTATGCAGATCCCATTCCAAACGCTGATACACGAGTTTAGGGAGAAATGCGATCGGTTTGATAGGGTTGAAACGGCTGCGAAGTCTTTTTTATCCTTTCTCAATGATTGGGGCGCACGTAGCTCTGAACAAATTCAAAACCAGTCGGTTACAATTTTACTTCGTCCATTGTTAGATATGATTTCCAATCGTATCGACGCAAAAATCGACGACTTGATCTCTTTGATCAGAGAAGGAAAGGCCAAGGAACTTGATATAGAGGCAGAGATCAAAAAAATATCCATTGAAGCAATTTCTGCTTTTCTTAGAATTTTTCAGAATGCTGAAGCATCTGAGTTTGTTGGTGATACGCCGCCGCGCATTACTAAACAGCGAATTGAAGTCATCAAAGAAATCATCCAAGGGAGATTCCCCGGGATGGATGAAGCATCCGAGCAAATGGCGTTGCTCATCGAATTCTGCAAACAAGCTCTTCTCAAGTATACGGTCCCCACTCCATCACATACCGGAATTGTCATAGCAGGTTTTGGGGATGATGATTTGTTCCCGACCCTGATTTCTTTCGAAGTCGATGGAACCATTTTCGGAAAATTGAAGTTCAAAACTACAAACCACGTTGACATCGATAGAAATGGTGAGCGTGCGAGAGTAATTCCGTTCGCACAAAAGGAAATGGTCGAGCGGTTCCTTTACGGGCTGGATGAGAAAATTGAGCGCAATATCACTGTGTTTTGTCAACAGACCATTCCTGCCATTCGGAATGAAATCATGGAGCATCTCATCATGCCTGATGATGATAAGGCTCAACTGGAAGTGGCATCGAAAGCTGCTGAAGCAGCTTTCATCAGTGACCTGCGATCTTTGCGATTCGAGGAGATACGATCGCAGTCGCGAAAAGAAATTGAGGATATGGTCGAGTTCATGCCCAAGCCGGAACTTGCAACTATGGCAGAAGCGCTTGTTAACTTGACATCCATCAAAAGACGTGTTTCACGCGGCTTTGAAACCGTCGGCGGCCCGATTGATGTGGCTGTCATTTCAAGAACTGAAGGATTTATCTGGGTCAAAAGGAAGCATTATTTTGATGCGAATTTAAACCCACGTTACCATAAACGCGTTAAAGTGGATTCGCCAATGGCAGCAGGAGGCCATCCATGATGTTAAATAATCTGACTTATGAAAGCATTCTGAGTTTGGAGAACGATCACGGATCGAAGCGAGACCAAAGGCAAAGCAAGGAAACGATTGATCAGACAAAACGAAAGATCAAAGATTCTTTTAACTCAGCCGTTAAGGTTCGAGCTGCGCTTTCCGTCAAATCTCCGGCAGCGCATCGATCTAAGGAACACAAGGCGCGTTAGTTAAGACCCCGCCTCGGCGGGGTTTTTCATTTGTTTTTCCATTAACACCACATTTATCGAGACATTCCATCCTTCCTTTTGCGCCGCTCACCACGGTCGCCCGGACGGCGCCGATCATTTCGTATCTTCTAACTGAAATTCCCGCCTGACCAGATCGGCAATATTCTCACGCCAGTTGGGATCAGTTGCTTGTATCCGGCGCACCAATTCCGCTTCCAACCGAATGGAAATACTGAGCTTTTCAATCGGATTTTTCGGGCGCCCACGGCGCTCACGCCTCCGGTCTTCGTTCATTGATTACTCCTCTTCCATATCCTCAAAACAGAAGCTGGGAGATGAACCTTGCCTGAAGGTTACGCGGCGTCTTTCTTATTCCTGCTTGACATCTCATCTCGAGACTCATTCTCTTTTCACTATCGGACGACCAATCCGCGCCGCGAGTCGGCTACCAAACCAAACACGAGGAGACTGTATGTCCCATGACAGACAGGGCGCTGGTGCGCGCCTTTCACACGAAGAACTCCTGCTCCGAGCGGAGGCTTACCGCGAGCACGGCACGCTGGTTAAGGCTGCCGCGGCTCTCGGCATAAAGAAGTCGGCGCTCCACGAAAGCATTAAGCGGGCCGCTGAGATTGGGCTGTTGGGTCCGTCACCGACATTGCCCGGCTATGCGATCAAAAGCCTGACCGAGACGCCGAACGGCACTTACATGCGCCAGACGAAAGAGGCTGGCCCGGCTTACGAGCCAACGGCTGGCCTTGCCGTCAAAGGCAAGACGACGCTCGTTAATGCCGAAGGTCGGGTGATTACGCAGCACATCATGGAGCGGGCAGACGCCAGCGCACAGCGCGAGGCACTCGATGCTATGGTGGCAGCCCTATCCGAAAGCCTACCGCGCGTTAGCATCATGCCAGCTCCGCGAGGCACTAATGCGGAGTTGCTCAACTTCTTTTGTTTAACAGACGCCCATTTTGGGATGCTGGCATGGCGTGAAGAAACCGGCGCCGATTACGATATCGAGATTGCAGAGCAGCTTGTTACGGACTGGTTCGCTGCCGCGATTGATCTTGCGCCTGACGCGCATACCGCCGTGCTGGCGCAACTCGGCGACCTCGCTCACTACGACAGCATGGAAACGGTCACGCCTGCCAGCAAGCACGTGCTGGATTCGGACTCACGCCTGCAGAAGATAATTCGCGTCATCATCCGGACGGTTCGGCGCGTCATTGACATGTTGCTGCAAAAGCATCAGCACGTGCACATCATTATGGCGCAGGGCAACCACGACCCAGCCTCATCGGCTTGGCTTCGAGAAATGCTTGCAGCTATGTATGAGAACGAGCCCCGCATCACCGTCGATAACTCGCCCAGCCTTTATTACGCTTACGAGTGGGGCAAGACGGCGATATTCGCACACCATGGCCACAAACGAGGCGTCAATAATGTCGATGCGACGCTAGCTGGCATGTTTCGCGAAATGTACGGCCGGAGCAAATATGCCTATGCGCACATCGGCCATTTGCATTCGGACGAGGGACGCAAGTCAGGTCTGATGTATGTCGAGCGCCACGAGACGCTGGCGGCTCCAGACGCATATGCTGCTGGCGGGGGCTGGCTGTCAGGCAGATCGGCCAAGGTGATTACGTACTCGAAGCTGTACGGCGAAGTTTCACGGCTGACACTCCGGCCTGAAATGGTGCAGGGCGCCGCGCGTATGCCGGTGGCCGCGAATGATAACAAGCCCAGCCGTGCGGCAGCCTGACCACCGCTCCGCCCACCAAGCGGCGCATTCACCACAAACACGAGGAGAGCAACATGCTTGAAGAGGCAGAAGACCGCGCCGCGCGAGCGGCAGTTGAAGGACGGCAGAGGAGGACAGGCAGGACAGTTATAGGCTGTGCGCCAAAACCTTATAACGACAACGAGCCGGTAACCAGAGTGACGATAAGGGCAGGACAGCTATACATCGGTACCATTCCCGTGCCGTATCCAGTGCCAGTTGCCCATCAGCCCGCGCGCAAGCAGCTCGTCATCATCGAAAGCCCCTATAGTGGCGACGTTGCGCGCAACACCGATTATGCTCGCGCTTGCCTTCAGGACAGCTTGCGCCGGGGCGAAGCGCCGATTGCGAGTCATCTACTGCACACGCAAGTGCTGGATGATATGCGGCCTGATGAGCGAGGACTCGGCATTGAGGCTGGCCTTGCATGGTATCGGGTGGCGGAGAAATGCGTTGTCTATGAAGACTTCGGTATGAGTCGAGGCATGGCGGAAGGAACGGCGCGAGCGTGTAGCCATGGCGTGCCGGTAGAATTTCGGCGGTTAGGGGCTTGGAGGGATGCGGCGTGACCAACTTTCACGTAGGCCAGCAAGTCATCTGCATCGACGCCAAGGTCGGCTTTGAGCAGTTCATCGAGATCAAGGAAGGCGAGGTCTACACCATAAGCTGGATCGGACCGTTTGAGCACTACACGCAGGGCAGCTATATCGGCGTTCGTCTGAAAGGCGTCGATCGAGGAATCTGCCCGCAGTTCGGTTATGACAACCCGCCGTTCGCGGCGCGTCGGTTTCGTCCGCTTGTTCGCGATAAGCTGTCGGCGCTGCGCGGTCTGCTCGCGGGCGGGCCGGTGACTGAGAAGTTCGAAGAGCCGAAGCGAAAAGTGAGGGAGGAAGCCTAATGGTTCCAGACGCACGAATTGACCGTGAGATGGCTCGAGGTGAACTAGGTTCCAGCAATCAACCCATGCCAAAACCGATTCACTTAACCGACTTGGGGCTACGCGCAGCCGCAGCGCCTGTCACCTCCGACGGTGGCAGCACGAGCTATTACGAGCTACCGCCACAAGCGACCGAGCTCAATGACCTGATCGAGCACAAGGGCATGTCCTTTGCGCTCGGCAACATCTTTAAGGCTTGCTACAGGTTTGGCGAGAAAGACGCGGCCAGCCGAATGTATGACTTGAACAAGATCATATACTTTGCGGAGAGGCTTAAAGCGTTGGAGGAGAGGTGGGCCGCCTAAAAAAGAACCCCGCAGCGAAAAGCGCGCGGGGGTAAATGGGAAGGTCTTAAATGCCTGCCCTAAAATTTTATTAGGTAAAATGAGAAAGTAAAGAGCCGCTCAATGGTGGCGACCCTTCTCAGCCTGCTCTAGCCGTGCAAGTAGCTCAGAAAACTGATCCTCGTTCTCAGTTGAAAAGGCCTTTATCAAGCGCGCTTTTAAAGATTGGGCTATTGCCTCTGCAGACTGGTGAGCTCTTGGTATCTCGCCAGATGCTCGCCGTGCATTATTATGATGGTTTTTGGGTTCTGTCATAGCCTAGGCCTTTTTGGGTTTCGGCTTAACAGGAAAGTGGCGGTTTTGTTCCGCACAAAAAGATATTGGAATATGTATTTCAAAAATACGCCCGACAGATCTACCGACCTGTCGGGCCGCGCTTGGCACAGGGGGCCTAACCCAGCCTGGCGCTATCGTTCAGAGCGTCTCGGATAGCCTGAACGATCTCAGTGCCAATGGCAGGGCCGGATTGTAAGCCCAGCTGCCTTGGCGGCTTTCACGAAGGATTTTCTGGCGGTGTTCGGCAGCCCTTCAAGGTCGGCCAGGCAAGCCTGCAAGGCTTCCTCATATTCCTTACCGTGAGCGTCTTCCGGCCAATCCTCAAGCAGGCATCGAGCGGCTGTCGCCGTGTCCGGTACCACGCGATATTTTCCGATACCGTAAAGCTGGACGTCTACTGGCTTTCCCCAAGGCATATTCCCCTCCCGAAGAACTTGCCCTGCCGAGGGACGAGCGACGGCAGGGCTGCGTCAGCGACGGTTCTGGTGCAGGATGTGCTGGCGCCAAGGCAATTGGTTAGATCGCCTCGTGTGAAACTCTACCTTCGATCTTTTGTTCCCGCTTAGGCGAGTGGATCGTATTCGACGGATTGCGCACGAGCCATCCGCTTTGGGCCGTTGCTGTTGGCAGCTGGACATTGTTCGATTTCGTGGCGTCTCTCGAACCGTTGGTGAGCCAACCTTGCTGATAGCTCACTAAGATAAGCGTGATCTCTGAGCCCACTATGGTAAAGCATGATAGTGCACGATGCCAGGTCGGCAGCGGAGTAATCTTGGTCGCTTTCTTCAAGTATGGTTGAAGCGTGACTGAAGCAGCTTCGCATGAAATTCACTTCGATGGGATTATATATGCGGCTCGCTTCGCTAAAAAACGGCATTTTGGTCTCCCTTTAGCTTTCGCTAGTAGAAACCCCCACAACAATCCAATAAGAATGGGCGACCAAAGCTTTTAATACAAATCACAAAACCCCGGACGCAGAAAAAAAGAACCCCGCCATTTCATGAATAGGCGGGGTGGGGTCAGTGCAGGCTCTCAACGACGCGAATTTGTTTAAGGAGAAGTTTTAAACCAGGCAGCGTCCAGGTTGTTCCCAATTATTCGTTTCGATCCTTGCCGGCGTGTCCGACGAACAGTCCGCGTGACACCTCTTGGATAGCTTTCGCGGCTTCGATGGCTGTCCAGCCGGAGTTTTCAGCTTCCTCGATCAGTTCAACGACGCGGAACGCGATTGCTGTCTGACAGTCAATATTACGGTCAGGATATTTGCCGTCGCTGTTCGGACCGGAGATTTTCTTTGAACTCGCCATTAGCACCCTTCCTCATTTTTTGACGAAGGTAGGGCGGGGATTGCGAACTTGTAGTGGCGCCTAGAACAAACTCGGCTGCGCTTCCTCGTTGTCATTACTCGGCGTCAGGTCGATAAGATCAGCGTCGGCCAGAGGCTTTTGCATTTCCTTGGCTTCGTTCCAGGGAGCCCGCAGCCATGTGTCGATTTCCTCTGTGGTGCGGAGAATAACTGGCATTGCCTTTGGGTGGATCGGCTTCACCACGGCATTCGGGTCGGTGGTCAGGAACGCGAAGATATCGACCTCGACCGGCCCTTCCTTTTTCTTCCTTACACCCTTCCAACTTGTCCATATTCCGGCGAAAGCAAATAGCGGCTTTTCCTCGTTCAGAGCGAACCAGTGCAGCGGCTTGCGCTTGGTCTTCGGGTCCGGTTCCTGCCCATATTCGGAAAAGGAGGTTGCAGGAACGACGCACCGGCTTTCAACGCCTTGCCAGCGTCGCCAATGAGGCGAGGTGAGGTTTCGGATATTCGTTACCCCGCTATCCGCTTCGCCTTTCACATACATCGGCGGCGTCGGCATGCCCCAGCGGAGCATTGCCAACTCTGGCTCATCGCCCTTGAGGTTCCGCAAAACTGGGGCTGGATAGTCGGGAAAGATATCCATCTGCGGATCGATGCGGTTCGTCATATCTCCAAACTTGGGGAACAGGCGGCGCATGGCCTCATGTGTCGTTGTGATGTTGTACAGATTGCACATGCGCTCCTCCTCGTAGCAGAGAATAGCGCCGTTATTTCCGGCGTCCAGCCAGCGCATCCTCGCCTTCCTGCTTGTGGGCGCGACAGAACCATAGCTGGCCATTCGACAATTTATAACCAAAGGTTCCCCACTCCTTACAGCCTTTGGCATCACACCAGTGCACAAACAGGCTTCCGGCTTTCGCAACCTGGGCGTTGTCGTTCTTGTATTCGGCCATTCTCACCTCGGCATCTTCGTAATTCCAAACTGCGCATCGCCCTTTGCTGTGCATGCCTTGCATCTCAGGCGTCCATGTAGGTCGATGAAGAAGGTATGTGTTCCAAACTTTCGAAGAAGGATCATCCGATCTACCGATCCGATATGTCCGCAGCGACAGCAATAACCATATAGTTCGTACCACTGGACCAGATCCATGATCCGTGTCGACGCTGGCATTTCTCGCAGAAAAGGAGGTCGTATTTTCATCGATCAAAATACGTCTCCCACGGCTTGGATTTCTTGTCCGTCGGATCGTAAGGCACGCCGCCATAAAGCCGAATGAACTCATGCTGGCCTTCCATCGTCGCAAATTTCACGATCGAGAAATGGTATCCTTCATGATATTGGTAGCCATGCAGGTGATAGGCGCCCAGCCGATGTTCATCAGCGATCACTTCCAAAAGCCGTTGGCGTAATTCGTCTGTCAGATACAATACGACCTGAAACGGGTAATGCTTATTAATCAGGGTTTTCGGCGGTTCGCCGCGTGATCTGCCGCTCATTTCACGAAGACAGTCGGCTTCCATCCTCGGGTATAGCCATGACTGACAGCCATACTGGCTATGGCGACCTCTTTAACGAGAAAATCCCGATCTTTGAGAAGCGCCTCTATCGCGGCTCGCGCATCGCCCTTGTGGTAGGCGAGAACCAATTCAATTTCGTCGTCGTATTCATTTTCCTGCGCAACCGTACTCATTGTTCTGCTCCATTGAAGCAGACACACACGCCACCAAGCATGTCTGGATTTCATCAGCGCCGCCCGCCGATGTTCCTAAAATGTTCTTGTTTGAGAGGAGAGTCAATCGCGAACTCAGCGCTGTGGAAACTTATGGGATCACCTGTGGATTTCCTGTGCGCATTCGCGGGTTTATCGAACCAGAACCTTCTCCCATTTCCCATCGCCGAACGGTTTGCCGCCATGCCGACGCATAAATGCGCTCATGCACCTTTCGGTAGGAAAACTGAAAACGCAGAAACCAACTCCAGACTTGCGGGCCATGCGATGAGGCAGGCGAGCACCGAGCCGATCAGCATCACGATGCACCTCGCGACGTGCAAACTTCAAGGCGTAAGATTCGGGGAGTGCGACCTGGAACGTTTTCAT